CTAAGTATTTGAATTAAGATGTTCTCTAAAATCTCTGTTTAACTCATAGGTTAAGAAATAATAGAAGAATGTAGCTTTCATTGGTTTAGATAAAGCCACATTGTTATCATCTTGAGCACTTTTACCTGGCACCTTATTAAATATTCTACTAAGGTAAGACTTACTTAAGGCTAACTGTTTAATCAAATCATTTCGCTTGATTCCAAATTCTTGCATTCTGTTTTCGATCCAGTTGATGTCTATAGAATCTACGTCTAAAGAAAAAACTACGGGTACAATTTTGGCGCCCGGGAATATTGCACGAGCCCGTTCTACTAATTCCTTTTGATTTAAGATTAAGCCATTAATAAGTTTAGTTTGGCTGATCTTTACTCGATCATCATCTAATACCTCAATCTCGATTCCCATTCGCTTGTAATTCGCTATGGATTGTTTTTGATTATTTTCCATTTGATTATAAATTAAAAGCAAGGGCGGGGAGATTATCTCCCCTATTTAATTTTAATTTCTATTAAGTTAGTTAGATCAAATATTGCAAGCTGTTTATTTTGCTTTGCAAACTCAATCGCTAGTTGTAATTCTGAATTTTTAAAGACTCTTATTGAATCAAAGTAGTACATTTTGTTGTCTTCATTTAGCCAACCTCCTACTATTTTGTTATGCTTAAGAGCGTGATTAATAACTTGTTTTAAGGCTTCTTTGCCGAAGCTGTTCTGAGTGTCATTGTAAGCAACTACAATTCCAAATTTAACAGCTTTTAAAGTTTCAATGTTTAGAGTGAAACCTTCAGGATTGTTTTTTGAGTATTCCCAAACTCGGTCAATTAAGTTTTCCATTTTGATAACTTGTTTTGTTAATCATTATGTCAAAGAACCCTTGCTTATTACTGATGTAAAGATAAAATAAAAGTTTACATTATGAAAACTATTTTAAATTTATTTTTGATTTATATTGTACCTTTAATATAACTGAGATGAACAGAATTATTCTTGTAGGCAACGGATTTGATTTAGCTCACGATTTGAAAACCAGTTACGATGATTTTTTAAATTATTACTGGGAACAGGTTATTGACAACGTGAATCAGAATTTAAAGGAAGGCTATGAAGGAAATGGCATAAAGATTCTAAGAGGTATAGGTGATAAATGTGTTGGAAAAACATATTCGCATCTTGTGAATAGTGCTGCTCAAGTAGCTTGTAAAATCCAATTTACAAACAGCTTTTTGAAAATAATAATGGAATCGAAAAGTTTGAATAATTGGGTTGATATTGAAGATGTTTATTATAGAGAATTGGTGAAGAGAATGAATAATAGTCCAAAGTCAATTTATTCATTAAATAAACAATTTGAGGAAATTAAATTAGCTTTAAAAAATTACCTATCCACCATAAATTTTAAAGTGAATTCTGAAAAAAGAGTACATATCAGGAATTCATTTGAATCTCACATTTTCACTCCATTTAACTTTAAGGATTTTATAGAAAATGCGGTTGACGATAAATCTGAGAGGGAATTAAAATTACTTAATTCATATATTGACAATCCAGAGAATTTCAAAAATAATCAATATCTATTTAATTTAAGTCGAAGGATTACAAAGGCTACAAATAAAAAAACTGCTATCACAGATTTATTGCTGAGTAACGATAGTGAGATTTATTTTGATCTAATTCCTGACAATATTTATTTACTAGATTTCAATTATACCAATACAACCAGTAACTATATTGAAAAGGTTTATTACGACTATTCTCTTGATAAAATGAGAAAGATTAATTGCGAAATAAACCACATACATGGATCTCTCAATCCAAAACATAATAATCCTATAATTTTTGGTTTCGGGGACGAATTGGATGACAATTATCCAGCCATCGAAAAATTAAACAATAACGACTTTCTTGAAAATATAAAATCCATAAGATATTCAGATACTGACAATTATAAAAAGTTACTTCAATTTGTTAATTCTGATCAATACCAAATATGCATTTTTGGACACTCCTGTGGTGTTTCCGATCGTACAATGCTCAACACCTTATTTGAGCACGAGAATTGTGTATCTATCAAACCATATTATCATTTAAGAGAAAATGGTACCGACAATTACAGTGATATCGTACGGAATATATCCCGTAACTTTAACAATAAAGCCAGTATGCGTGATAAGGTTGTAAACAAGACTTACTGCGAACCATTAGTAAGACCTGAAAAAAATGGCTGAATTCTGTAAAAAATGTGGAGACAAATTAGGAATTGGAGGAGTAGATCCACCAGTGTTTTGCGAACATTGCAAAATATATTACCCAAGCTCTTGGGAACGGTTCTGTTCGTGGCTTAGCAAGATATTTCGTAAATAACTTATTTAGTATATAAATAGAATTATACTCTATATAGGTTATTTAGAATAAAGTCGATTGGTTAGAGCCATCAAGCTCTGGATCTATCGCGGGCACCGCATTTAATATTTCAGGAGTATTGGTATCAACGCCTCGTTTGTAGATTGCATTGCTTACCGGATGATACTTCAATGCTTCATTAGTGAAACTCACATTGATTAACTCTTTAATCTGCTTTTCATTTAAACTAGAATCTATCCAGTTCTCGGTAAACTGCTCATCTAGTATTAACGGCATTCGTTTTTTAGCGTTATGGATCTGGGCCATTATATCATTCGCTTCCATTGTCAAGATTGTAACGGTGTACAGCTCTTCATCAATTTTATTAAAAAGCCCGGCAAAGTAGAATAGCTTTTGCTCCGGTAGGGTGATATAATAGGGTTGTTTCTTTTCAGTTTTGGTACCAGGCTTCACATACGTATGTGGCTCGAAAAAACCATCAGCTAAAATCAAGCAACGACCAGACTCCGCACTTTTCTTATACGTGTTACTTGTCCAGATATCTTCGCTTCTAGCATTATAAGTGTGATAAGGAAACTCTGAAGGAGCGCCTTGGTGAAAATCCGGTATCAGTTTCCAGTCAGCCGGCCAGATCCGTTGGGGATCATCCTGAGGAATTATATGCAATAACTTATCACCAAAAGCATTTATATGATAGTAAGGCTCGTAAACTTCCGGATAAACAAATTTGCGCTTTGAAGTTTTTACTATCTCTTCTTCTAACTTGGTTAAACTGGTTGCGTTGCACATAGAATTCTGATTTAAAAACTAATTTATTAATTTTATGTACTATGGGCCGTACCCGCAAAGAACTTTATGATTTAGCTAACAACTTTTATCTGAATTCAACCATTCAATTGGTTGATAAGGATTTCACGTATTCATTGTATCGTATAGAATATCAGGATAAACTTTATGAGTTATGCATAGCTAATCGCAATAACAATTATAATGGCCCCGCTCCTACATTTTATCTTAGAAATCAAAGTGAAAGTTTTGCTCGGAATCTTTGTTGGAAAAAATTAATTGAACCCACAATACAGAGATAGGATTAATTACATAATTTTGGACTTTTTCCAAATTAAAGATTTCCTACAATGTGTTTAGAATTAATAAAGCCTGCAACGGGGTACTCTATTACGATCCCATTTATTGACAGTTTATCTTGTGGCTTTCCTTCCCCTGCCGATGACCACTTAGATGAAGGAATAGATTTAAACTCCGCCTATATACGTAATAAGGATGCTACATTTTTTGGCCGCGTAAAAGGGGATTCCATGGAAGGTGCCGGTCTTTCTGACGGTGATCTTTTAATAATTGACAAAAGTCTTGAGCCTAGAGACGGAAAAATAGCTGTTTGTTTTATAGATGGGGAATTCACGGTTAAACGCATACGCATAGAGAAAGATATCATCTGGCTAATTGCTGAGAACTCTAAATACAAGCCTTTAAAAGTTACCAAGGATAACGAATTTCTAATCTGGGGAGTAGTAACTAACGTAATTAAGGACTTGTAGAATGTTTGCTCTTATCGATTGTAATAATTTCTACGCCTCTTGTGAACGCGTATTTAATCCTTCATTAAATGGCAAACCTGTTGTTGTCCTTTCTAATAATGATGGATGTGTAATTGCTAGATCGAACGAAGCGAAGGCTCTCGGTATTCCAATGGGTGCTCCTGCGTTTCAAATCAAGCAGCTTTTTAATAAACATAACATTCAGGTGTTTTCTTCAAACTATGCTCTTTACGGCGACATGAGTGCACGTGTAATGAACATACTCTCCAATTTCTCTCCAGAGCTTGAAGTATATTCTATTGATGAAATCTTTTTGAAGCTGGAGGGTTTTGAACTATACAACCTGACAGATTATGGTTGTAAAATGATTGATCTGGTTAAACGTTCAACTGGTATTCCAATTAGTATAGGAATTGCTCCTACCAAATCTCTAGCTAAAGTGGCCAATAAGATTGCTAAGAAGTTTCCTGAGCGCACTAAAGGAACTTATGTTCTAGACACCTCAGAAAAAATTCAAAAGGGTTTAAGGTGGACGGAAATAGGTGATGTATGGGGAATTGGCAGGAGGTACGAAAAAAAATTACAGAACATCCAGGTTATGAATGCTTGGCAATTCACACAGCTTCCAAACGAGTATGTAAAAAAAGAAATGAGCATTGTAGGTCTAAGATTGAAACGGGATCTATCTGGGGAATCAACGCTTGATTTGGAAGAAGTTGCTAAAAAGAAAAATATTGCTGTTACCAGATCCTTTGAGAAAATGTACACTGACTTTGAAGATCTACGTGAACGGGTTGCTACATACGCAAGTAAGGTGAGTTATAAGCTGCGTAAACAAAATAGTTGCTGCAAATTGGCTTATCTTTTTTTACATACGAATAGACACCGGGAAGATCTCCCACAATACAGTAACGGTATAAGTATTCAAATGCCGTATGAAACAAATTCATCTCTAGTTATTACTAAAACAGTAATGAGCGGATTGAAGCGAATTTATAGAGAAGGTTATCACTATAAAAAAGCCGGCATAATTGTAATGGGATTAACCCCAGATACACAAAAACAATTAGTCCTATTTCATAATGAAGATCCCCGGCATAAAATTTTGATGCAAACTATTGATCGGTTGAATAGAAATTGCTTCGACCAGGTGAAGTTTGGCGGGCAGGATCTGAAAAAAGTCTGGAAGATGCAACAAAATCATTTATCCAAACGATACAGCACGCGTCTTAATGAGATCATTGAGGTGAAGTGTAATTGAATGATTCTCTTAGTTTAGCAATTTGTATAAATAATTTAATGTGATTAACTTAGCCTGAGAGTGAGATCCCGCTTCAGTAGGTTATAGTGCATTGGGTAATTTTCTATAACTGCTGAATCTCACTCTTTTTTTATTCTTAAAATCTCAGCAATGTATAAGTAAGCGCTATACCAGATTAAATCTTCGGTAAAAAGAAACGTTCATAAATCCAAAGCGCAGCAAAAAATAAAATACCTAACCCTAATACCCACACCCACCACGGATAAACGTAAACTTTAATTTCTTCAACCTCTGAAAATTCGTTGATCAATTCTTTTCGCAGGTTCAAACTATCCCTAACGTATTTATTTCGGTATTCAGTTTCTAGTGAAGATTTTGTGCTATCGATATAAGCCGAAATAATCACTTTACCGTCTCTTTTTGTGTAATTGAATGTATTGCCGCCGCTTTGTATCTTTCCGCTTGCATTTAGGCTATCGCAGTCTATAACAGTTTCGTAGTATATTGGTTTCGTGATTTCGACACGCTTTTCTTTGATTACGGTATCGGTTTGGGTAAAGTTTCGGTAAACGGTATCTATCTGAACTCGGTTAGATGTTGTGGTGAGTTCTTTTTTTGATCTGCAAGAAGATGCTAATGCAAACAAGCCTGCTACAATTACGGCTAATGCTATTCGTGCTATCCAACGGTAAATTATATGTTTTCTCATTTCGCGAATTTGTTATAAGCTGCTTCCAGCTTGGTGTCGTATTTATTTAGAGCGTAGCCGGGACCATTGTAACCTCTAGCAAATGCCGCCCAATTTTTAGATCGTAGGTGTCTGGTAAGATTGTTAGCTTCACAAAATTTGATAAAGACCTTGAGGTGATTTACTTCCTTTTCTGCTAAAAAGAAATACAGATCAAAGGCATCTTTGAAGCCTACCAACTGCGCGTTAAATCCCATCAACTGAAAAGCACCATAAGAAGCAGATTCAACCGCAGCAGTTTTCACACGATCATCTTCGGTCATATCATAAGCCTCTTCAAGTCGATCCCATTCTCTAGCGCCACCTATATATTCATCACGCGTCCAATGCTTGTATAAGACATCGCGATGCTCTTGCTTTAAGATACTGTAAGGATCTACACCTTTTTTTACAAGTTGCCGCCAGAACACGTGACCTTCAAAAAGTATTTTGAGCCTTCCGTCTGGCAGAAAACCACCGTTGTTGGCTTCAACCTCATAAACAGCTTTGATTGTAGCCACTTCTATATTGTAGTCAAGAGCTACTTTCTCAAATTCAGCTTCGGTTATCATACATTAGATTTAGGAAGGTTAAACAAGCTTAGAAAATCATTGTAGCTTTTGAAGCAATTAAAGAACCGTGCTTGCATCACCAGTAGGCTGTGGAAGTAGTAAATCACATACACCGGTAAGAAGGCATCACACATTGTATAGCCGGGGTTTGAAAACTTAGCCATAAATATAAATGTGATAAAGATTAAGGAAGCCAGCAGATACCAGCGAACCCTACGGCGCTTATTCTTCCAAATATTACGCAATCCTAAGGTTAGGTGTGACAACATTGCCAGTACCAGCGCACTGGCTATAAAATGCACCCAAATTGGTGCGCTCTGTATAAATAAATCAAATTCTCTAAAGGTCATCGTTCTGGGTTTTTGATTTGAAAATCCATCCTTCTGCTTTGTGAAAAAGTTCAGGTACGCGCCGCTTGATGATCAGCATAATATCCAGCGAAAACACACCCAACAAAAAGGCAGTGATCATCGCTATGATGATGGCTATATTTTTAGCAATGGCGTATTCGTAGCTAAAAAAAACAAACAACACCGCGAGCAATACAATCAACAAAGCTTTAGGAAAGGTTAATTTGCTCGAAGTCTTATCAGTTGAATCCATCAATAAAGCTACACCTACACTCACCACCATAATTAATATGAATTTATAATCATTAGTAGTCAACACAGGATCCAGTAACCCAGCATCTTTTGTATAGATCTGCGCAAGTAGCTTAAAATTGAATAGTATCGATATGATGATGATGGGGTTTTTCATTTGCGCTACTTCAAAGTAATTTTAAGCTCAAAAATTGATTCGATATAATCCCCGTTATCAACATTAGCAAATCCAGTACCGCGACGGTAATATTTAAGATCTGTGGTACGGTCATAGACTTCTGTTTTCATTGCTTCGTTCCAAACATCTTTTTGCTGAACGCCTCCAATTAAAACATTTGTAAAATATCCTTTAGCTTCGGCGGTGTATCCTGTACCCGCTTTAGAATAGAACAACGTAGGGTCTTTACCCACTTTTACATCTTTCTCTTTATTATCATACAAAGCAGTTTTCACAATCAAATCATCAGCAAACCAACTGCTTGCAATACCCGTAGATACACAACTTAAGCCAGCAAACCAAGTTCCGCCTAAAATCGGTATTTTAGGAGATATATGTTTAAAAACAGTATAACCAGGCTTTGAAAAGTTTGTACGTTTAAAGTGGATAGCAGCTTCTGCAGGATAGTTACCGTGATCATACATCAAACTAGATTGCATATATTCAAATTTTTTACAAGCAATAGGCGTGGGTATATCTGACCCTAGGCTGATCTCTTTGTCATCAGCAAGAATTCGTACACCTGTGAGTTCTTCAAAACCGTGATAACCTCCTGTAAAATCTGTTGCGTTATCATTTTCGTGATACACATCTTCATTTTCTGAAGTGTGCAATATGTTTCTTCCTGTTGAAACGAATGCACCATCTATTAATTCTACTTCATACGCGCCATATAATCTCCAAAGGTCAGAATGAGGCTTGACGCCGTTTAAATCTGAGGCCGTTGCATTAACCAGATGTGCAATTCTAGAAGCTTGGTAGATAGTGTCTTTGATCTGTGTGTATACAGTTACAAGTTCATCGCCACTTATACTACCATCAAGATCAACCGTGTAGTAATTGTTTGAAAGTTCAATCAACTTCGTCTCATCTCGCTCTTCTACATCTGTATCTGTCCAATCGTCACCGGTAAATTCATACCAAGCGTAGTTAACACCTTGCGCACGAGCTTTTATGTGATATAAATCGATTTTAGCAAAAATTGCAGGGTTACCACCGGCGCGCGCAACATCTTTGAATATAAAAGGTGCAGCATCAATTGGCCGGGTATCTATAACAACTTCATTTACCGTTAAGACAACATTACTTCCTGACCTTGTAAAGCGTATTACAAGTACTGACTGAAAGTTAATTGTAGGCGTTAAGAGGTCAACATAGGACCCAGTGGATGTACGCACACGAATCGACTTGTTTCCAGAGCCATCTGTATAGTAACCTGAAGTATTGGTGTTTTCTCCGTCTTTACCAAAAGCATAGAGGCCATATACATCTTCAGCAGGCGCCTGGTCGTTTTTATATGCACCCCTCCATTCAAAGAAATCATCATCATTAACTATATGTATTTCAGAAGCTAGTGACGCCTTTGAACTTGTACCATTGAATCTGAAGAATTTTTTAATATCAATTATTTTATTTAAAGCCTCTAATTGAGTGTTAACACTTGTTATTCCTGATTCTAAGTCAACTTTCAAATTTTGCGCGCCACCAGTAGTGAAAAGATCCGTACCTCCCGGTGAAGGTGTGGGGGATTTATCAGCATCCGTCAACCCTGCAGGTGTTAATTCTTGCGTACTATTATCACTGGCGCGTCTATAAAATTCCGCTTTAGACGCTGCTGCATCGGTGTACTTGAATAACACATCTTCAGCTGGTGGGTTGTTGGTAAAATAAGTGTTAGCTGCTGTCTCGTTTGCAAATAGCTTGAAGCCGTTTGCGGCGGCAGAAATTTGCTTACGAAGCTCTTGTAGCTGTCGATCTGATTCTATTCTTGGATAATAATCTGTAGCCATTCTAATTATTTATATATCGCTGGCCTTCAATGCTTATGTAAGAGCCATCTTCGATAGTTTTTAGTATTTCGATTTGTGAAAGATTATCTGAGATTAACCAGTCTGTTACTGGAGTTAGCTTACCGCCTTTATTTTCGCCTCCTGTGATGAACACACCCCTAATCCAAAAGGTGTCAGGGAGTAAATCAACAACAGTAGAGTCTCCAGTATTCCAGGTTAAATCCAAATTGAAGTCTGAAATATTCTGACCTATTTGTCCCGTGTTACTAATCTTAAGAGTAGCGTCTACCTTTTTTTCGTAAAACTCCGCCGGTTGACCGTTAAGCTTTTCGCTATCTGAGGCTACAAAGTTTTCTTTTCCGAAAACATATTCTGGCTTAGTATTATCAGTTTCAGATAAATCACTTTGAGGCCGAATACCAATTTCAACCCTATCAATGATTTCTTGCGCTAAAGCTTCTATGTTGTACCAACTCATTACTCTTAATTTCAGATCAATCGACACCCAATTTTTGTTTATTGATACTTTATAGCCATCTGTGCAATAGCATTGATATCCATACCCAGCATTTACAAAGTGTCTTAATCCTTCCTTAGCGAATAACCTATTTAATTCGGTGACTTTAGTCTGCATATCCGCTTTTGATGCGTAGATGCCATTCACTTTCACATTAATTTCAGGAGGTTGACGGAATTCGCTTAATGCGTTAAGCTTATCAGAAGTTTCACGTGCTGATTTTAACTCAGGAGCATTAAACCCGTTCACATTCTCCACAAGCAATCCGAATTCCGAAAAAAGGTCGTGACCATCTAATCGAATGCCATCCAATTGAGAAACATTGGGTAGTGGTCCGGATAAGTCTGGATTGAGTTGAACGAATTCAATACTCAACGTTTTTACGCCTTTGTAATCTTTTAGTATTTTGAGTTGGTAGAGTTTTACTTGAAAATCTCCATAAGGTGTTGAGAGGGTTTCTTTAGTGGTGACCTCTTCTAATTGCTTAGCTGAGTTATACCAATCGCTTCCTTTATAAAAGGCTTCTATAATTATTTTGCGTGACCCGAAATAAATATCATCCTCACTGATAAGCGGTTCAATTTCATCACCCCAATCATAGAATGTTTCACCTTGTCGAGCGGGCATATCAAGATAACCGGTTATGAACTGCACGGTGATCCCTAAGTCTGCAAATAATATGTTATTGAATGATGTCATTAACCTAGTGTTACATTGGCTTGCCAGTAGACGCCGTCATTTGTGAATTCCCAAGCGTCACCTATATTTATTAATAGGTCAGTTTCTATTTCTGATTTGAAAATGTTACCGTTAATGGTGACAGAAGCGTCGGTGCGTTTAATTTTTAATACTCTTCCCTCAGGATGCGTAGTTGGATCAGGCAGGTAGATGTTAATTGCTTCAGTGTTATAGCAAGAAATGTACTCGTCGTGCTGAGAGATAGTGTAGTCAACATTTTGAATAATTCTTTTAACCCCTTTAAATCTTCCCTGTGTTTTGAGATCCCACACGTAGGCCCCAAAAGCATCTACCCCATCAACTGCAGTATTTTCAGCAACACCAAATAGCCCGGCAATAAATGCCCTGCCTTGGGGGTTTACTTTTTCTACTTTCGCCCGGCCTCTTCCAATAATAGTGGCATAACCTCCAACAGGCTTTGCCCCACCTAGAACGATTGTGTCGAGTCCTGCATAAATACCGTTTATTCCGTCGCTGCTTACCGAAGCTCCACCAGATTCCATATAAGCGTCACCATCTCGTAAACAGTTTATAGCCGGGTACTGACTGTCTATACTGATCCTTTGATTATAATATCTTAGAACACCATCAAAGTTTTGCACGGTTTTGTTCTCGAATCGTGCCAATCCAATTTCACCATCCAGTTGTACTCTTGGCCGCACAAGCTCAGGGGTTTCGTTTTCAACAATCGCTTGAGATACTATCTGACCGCTTTGAATTAACCAATCTCCAATGTTTGCGTTTTCAGCAAGAATTGTATTAGTGGCGATAATTTCAAAATTGTCATCTATGAACTGCCAGTTAGCACCTATCCATTCAGCAGCTTGATTATCTTGACCGATGTAGTAATACCATTCTTTTTGACCTTCTTCATTTAACCTAAAAACATAATCCACTCGATTCTGAGAGTTATGGTAAAGGGTTTCAGGATCGAACTCTCCCATATTCACATAAAGCGGTGCTTTAAAGTTTCCGATGTTATTGAAAACACGGTTGAACTGTTCACTTACATATTGCTCGTTTAAGTAAATTGTATTCTTAATATTCCGTTGATCTGAAAGAACCTGAGCGATATAGCTTACTGTTACTTGGCTACCAATTTCTAGTGAGTATTCAAAAGGATTATTAAGCTTCTGAGACAGGCTTAAAATCCTCACCTGAAAATCAATACCGAAATCTTCATCGGTTATCGTTATGATATCCCCTATATTAAGTTCTGTTTGATTTCTGCGTAAATAAGGGTAATGCGGCGAAACCTTATAAATCACATTTGGTTGACTGTACTTCTCTAAATATTCAGTTGCGCGTTCCAAAAGTTCTGCTTCCGCGTTATCGATATACGCCTGAGGCATTTTAATATTCACCAGAACATACTTGTCGCCTGAACGCGGTCTGAAAGTTTCGTTTGGCGTTGTATAATCAGTTTCATCCGTATAAGGAATGATCTCGATTTCTTTATTTTGACTGTTATAACTAGCGATTTCAAATTCTCGACCGGCAAGATCCCCGGTATTGAAAATTACTTTTGCTCTGGCTCCACCTATAAGTTGCTCGTTGATATTGAAATCAATTGCGGTATCTCGGAATTTTGAAATACTTGCCGAAGATGAAGACACTACCCCATTTAGTCGCGGATAAACATCTTCAAAAGTTATACTTCTTTCAATGGTCCCAAAAACATCAACGTTGTTTTGAAGCTTGGGTATTTTTAGGCGTTTGCTTCCGTATTCGTTTGTGATATTTCTTGTACTTCCGGTTGGATATAGCACCGTAAGTAACTCCGCATTTTGCAAAGTCAGGCGTTCAATGTCACGGAGCCCTTTCTTGTACTCAAATTTTAAATCCGTTTCAGATCCGATCTTCTTGCGAAAAGTGATTTGCTTTCCTTTGACTTGAAACTCACATTCAAATTCAGTAGCTAGCTTTTGAAGCGCTGCTAAACAGTTTTCATTGGTGAAGTTTAAATTTTTTCCTTCTAAGGGTTCTACGTAGTCAGCGTAAAAAACACCTTCACCATAAACTCGATTAAGATTCGATATAATTAAGCTTACGGCATCAATAGGATCACCGAATAAGTAGAATTCTGAGTCATCATCCAACATTACCTGAACGTTTTTCAGGATATACATATCAGATTTGAACTGAAGATTATAGCTGAATGTATTCTGCGATTTTTTAACCTGTGGCTCATCAAGGATCGTATAAACCGAATCCTTGAATTCTATAAAATCACCTATTTGCAAATCAAGCTTTCTGCCTTCAATTACAAAACGCGAAGTCACCAAGTCTTCACCTCCTATTTTTTGACGTAACTCTGTCTGACCGTCGATGTTAATATCTTCAAGCTCAGTCTTTACTTCGTTTATGTATCTGTATATTTTCATCTATCCTACTTGAAATTGTAGTATTGCTGACTCAATGCTTGCGAATCTTCCGTCAATGCTTTCTAGGTATCTGTTGTATCTGGTGTTGATTTCAATTTGAGCTAAATAGGCGACAGCTTGCTGATTTACAATAAGACCCTGACGAACGTCTAATCGCATTGCGTTGAGATATCCTGCCAGTATATTAGCTGTGTCTTCTGTGATCGCTGTAATAGCACCACTTAATCCTTGCTTTTGAGACGCATCAGAACCAAGCGCACCAATACCACTATCCTCAAGTATTGCATTGATTGCATCTAGATCACTTTGAGCACCGTTGATAAGGCTTGAATAAAAGTTTCTGAGCGCTTCTATTTCTGAAGAAGTGTATTTGCCGTCCTCTCCGGCTTTTGCAAATTCATCGTAGAATTTCGCTACTTCTTTTTCGAGGTACTTAATTTGAAATGCTTGTAGTAGAGCGTCCTGCATTAACGCCCCAAAATCTGAAGCAAAATCTTCAGCCGCTAGCTTTCCATTTCTAAAACCCTCAATAATACTATCTGTGATAGACTGAGCAGTCGTACCGGTATATATTTGCTGGAGTTCTTCTCGCAACTCTTGAACTTTACGTCTAGCTTCTTCGGCCTGTTCTGCTAATTCCTCGAGCTTGGCCTGATCAGTACCACTACCCTTACCTTTTTTACCAATTGTTATACCTAGTAACTTAACCTGTTTTTCGGCTTCCTTTTCCGCTTCTGCTGCAAGGTTCGCTTGTCTTTCGAGATCTGCTAATTCTTCAATTTGACTTAACCTAGAACCTACCCTATCACTACCTATGCTTTGAGAAATAACATAGTCAAGCTTATCAATAGCTTTGTTTAGCTCTTTGATCGCTCTTTCAAACTTCTCTGTGTCTGATTCTACTTCTACACTCAAAGCACTATTTAGAACTTGTAAGCCACCTCCGATAATATCAGCGGGGTTTCCGGATGCAATTCCTTTAGCTAACTGACCTGCACCGGCTGCAACTCCTGCGAGCTGGTCTAGTAATTTTGCCGTGTCTTCATCGCCGAATTTTTGAAATAGTGAAGAAAGCTGTCCGAATGACTGTGAAATTGTATCTGCGGTACGCTGAAAATTATCACCTATCGCTTCTTGTGCGTCTTGAATATTGCCTTCCGCCTCAATCGCTTCAGCTGATCCTTCCTTGGCAACCTTTAATTTGACTTTCCATAACTTGATATAAGATCTAAGTTCATCGTTTCTCAAATCACGAATGCTTCGATTTAGATTCTTGTAAAGATCCTCTTCTTCGTTAAGAGATTGCTTTGCTACTCTTAATTCTTCTTCTTTAGCTTTAATTCGTTCCGCGATTCCACGGCGCTCTTCTTCGGTTTTAACCGATTCAAACTCTTCGTATAGGTTGTTGAGTTGACGATTTATCGCATCCACAGAGGTTATATCAATCTCAAAATCTACCGGGACGGTTATAGGCTGCAACGTGTTTGCTGAGACAATCACTTCTCTATTTAAATCAATACCAGCGTTTTCAGCAGCCAGAGCAATTTTTTGTTGTTCTGCGAATGATTTAGTTTGAGCAAGTTTATTTTTAAGGAACTCCCCATAATCTGCACCTTGCTTAATTAGGGATTCAAATTGTTTATCGGCTATTTCTTTGCCGATTTGATTCACAACAGCTTCATACTTTTGATATTCCTGCTCTTGCCTTTTTAAAGATTCCGTAAAAGCATCTTTAGTATTTCCGTCACCTGAACCTGAACCGCTGTATTCCGTATTTAAAATGCGCTTACGTTTTTCAGCATACTTTCTTATTTCTTCTGTCTCATTGTCTAAGAAAGGTTTTAAAGACTGAATACTGTCAGTTTCGTTAATTGCCTCAAGTTGTTCTATAATTTTGAGACGATTAGCTATAGCATCTTCAATTTCTTTAATCCCAGAGCCTATAAAATCAGAAAAATCAGATTCTTTTAATGATTGATTTATCTGCCTGATAGCCTCGGCTTTGCCTGACGCTGTATTTAATTCAGCCTGAGTTAATCTCCTATTTTTATCAAGTAATTCATCTACAATTGAAGATTGCTCTTCTAGTTGTCCGTTAAGTTGGCGTTGTTGAATTACGCTTTGGGAAAGAGAATTTATATAACCTTGAGCAAATCCTTTTAAAACATCTTTTGATTTATCCCCAGAATTAAGAGTTCTGTCAAACGCTCCTTGAACACCTTCAAGTTGCTTTCTTAAAGATGCAAGTATTTCGCTATCGGATTGCTGATAATCAATTTGTAATTGAACTCCATTGTCTTTAGCTATAACATCTAATTCCGCTAAAGTTTGAGTGAACTTGTCTCTGTAGTCTTCGATGTCAATTTCAAGGTCTCCTTGCTCTCTAAGTGCTTTTTCAAGTTGTTCTTGTCTTTGAGCAAACTTGTAGCGCTGAATGTAAGCGTCGTTTACTTGGTTAATTACTCTAAGTAAATCTTTAGTACTTGCAGTTTCAGAATCTATACCGCTTATGAATTCAGGATAATTTTTGAGTATCTCGTTTCTTATACGATTGAAGTCTTCACTTCCTTCTGTGGTGCTAAGAAGTTCTCCTTTAAGTTTCGATAATGCTACTCTTTGATCGTTGAAATTCTTCTCAAGTTCTCTACCGATTGATAACGTATTATTTAAAAAACCAGCTAGTCTGTTACTCATATCAAGCACAGAATCTCCAATACTTTTTGATGTTGCTTTTATTCTATTTTGAAGAATAGCAAGTTGATTAACATTAGAGGATACGTTTCTTTCAAAGGCCTCTTGAGAAGCGCCGGCTGAATTACCTAGATCTTCTAAATCTTGTGCTGCACCCTTTGCGTTTTCTCCTGTAGTTGAAAGGATAGCTCCCATTGCTTCAACGCTCCCAGTAAGCTCTTTTAGTTTGTTTTGACTGCCTCCTGCTCTATCACTTACTAACTGAAAAGCGTTTTGAAGTGTTAATGATTTAGCGGCTCCGTCTCCCAGTACTTTAGTAGTCGCTTCAATTGCTGCGCGTATTTGGGTCATAGCCTGCGCCGTTGGAACCCCTTGCTTTGTGAGTGTTGCTACTGCTGCTAATACCTCTCTAAACTCAAAGCCGGAAGCTGCTGCCAGTGGAGCAACCTGAGATAAAGAACTCGATAACTGCTCAAAGTTCGTTTTACCAAGCTTTACAGTTTGAAATAAAGCGTCTGCGACTTCCTCTGCATCTTCTGCTCCTAATTTGAAAGCGTTGAGAACTGTTGTTATACCATCCGCTGCTGTTTCGGTTGTGGTTACACCTGCAGTTGCAGCTTTGGCAGATGTTTCAAGTAGCTTTAACCCTTCTGCACCATCATAACCGGCACTTACTATTTGGTAGTAAGCTTTAGCTAATTTTACAGGACCGTCTGGAGATATTTTACTAAGCTCAAATACTTGGCTTGATATGCCTTTGAAATCGTTTTGAGTTGCTTCTGAAATAGTTTCAACCTCTTTCATCGCATTCTCAAAATCCTTTGCCAATTGATAAGCATCGTCAGCAATGGAAATAAAAGCAGCAGCCGCACCTGTAGCTAGGGCTACAAAAGGATTTATTCTACCTATTGTTCCGGCTAACCCTTGAATTATACCTTCAGCTTCTCTTGCTCCCCGCCTAAGCCCGTCGTTTTGGATGCCCGTGCTAAAGAAGAGACTATTATCGCCGCGTACTGCCATTGTTTTCTTTTCCTGCAAAGTAGGCTGACCGCTATATTAAAATGCCTCAATTCTTTCTTAGTATGCGTAGGTGCAACTACATTATCTCATAGGAAACTATCATCAACGCAAATGATATAATTCGCTAACTTGCGGCTATGTATGTCCTGCAATTCCGCAAATCCAAATCGAAGCATTTTCCTGAAGCTCTAAAGCTTGCTCAGGAGTTTGGAGCAGAGTATGACGGCACCACTGTTACGCTAGAGATATCCGATCTTTTAAATGCATACAAACATATTCGGACCTTATTCGGGATCATTCAGAATTGGAAAAGCACATCGGCAACTTACAACGGAAAACCGGTTGCTCCATATCAATTCATTCTACAAGCGCATTGGATAGGTGACTGCTACGATGAGGCATTGCTTGGGAGAAGCTGCGGAACCGGTTGGGAGTGTTTGAAACTAGATAACGTCAAATACAATTTACCGGCTGGATTTTTTAAATCGCATAAATACTGGTATCAATTTGGAGAATGGAAGGGTAAAAAATGGGTGATAAATAAACAGGATATTTTCAACACGCTTTTAAATTACGCGAATTCAAAAGGGATTTCGCTTTGTCCATTTTTTGATGAAACAAAACTCCAGTTTATTGTTGGGAATTTGCCTAATTTCTTAATTGCTGACGGAGTTACTTTTGAAACTGTGTTCTCTGACAAGTATTTGAACAAGGAGATTCTTCAGGTTCCAGTTGGGATCAAGCACTTGCAGATAGATAATATAATGAAGCGTGTTGATCAATAAACCAAATCCTTAGCCCCGGCTACAATCTTTCCACCTTCTGTATAATCCTCAATCAAACAAAACCCGCGGCTTTTCACCTGGGCTTGATGGAACGCTTGAATCTTGCAATTCTTGGCATCTACTTTAGAATTGTGATAAGCGGAAACAAAAGTACTGTCATCAGCTTCTACTTGTGAGTGATCAAAAGCCCTAATTCTGGAATGTCCGGTTACAGTAGCTTTCGTGCAGTTGAATAGAATTGCTTGGCCATTGTGAATTTTGACGTGGCCTTCAAAATAAATACCAGCTTCCTTCATCAATAGCGTGTTTCCTAGCTTTTTGATTGTTAAACTGTTCAAGACTTCTGAGTTAATCAGCCACTCTATGTTATCAAATAGCAATTCAATTGCAGCTTGGTCGCTGAAATTAGCATTGAGCCGCTCAATCTTTAGCCAGTATTGTTTGCAAAGCTCGTTTTCTTCAAAATTGATTTCCTTGATTCTTGAGTAGATGTAATTGAATAACTGTATCATTTTTTCATTGCTTTAGCGATTAATGAATTGAAGTCGTTGGTTTCTTCTTCTTTTTTAGCTGATTTTGATTTGGGGATGGATGCGTTTAAAAGGATAATAGTTTGAAAGCTCATTTCCCAAAGAACTTTATGGTAGTCGTAATGATAGTAATGCGAAACACTGCCAATAGTTTGAAATGGGTTTAATCTTCGCGGTTTGTCAGATTCATCATCATCGGATTTGTCTGGCTTGCAATCTGGAAAGAGTGCAAAAAAAAATCAGATTGCATCTTAAGGGTTGTTTCCTGAAAGATCTGGTATATTTCTTTAGGCGTGCAATTATTTTTGATGAATGATTCGTACCAGTCTGGGTATTTTGATTCTTTTGCGTGTGCCAATATGCAGATCACGCGGATCATATTGTCAGTGTAAGGCAATGCATCTACAAAAGATATTTGTGCCTCTGGTTTTGTGAGGTGGTTAGGTAAGTTTTGGATTTCACTTGCGCATAGTGCAAGGACTCCCATCGATGGAGGTTTAACAACGAAGTCTATTTCTTTCTTTTGCTTCATATTTTCCGGAAGCATTGTGCTGTCTTGCACGTCTATTTTATAGCGACTTGGTTTTTCGATCAAGGCAGCTATAAGCTTTTGTTTGTCGTTCATTTTCAATATGTCAAAAAAAGCCTATACCGGTCACAGCATAGGCTTTCAATTTATTAACCAAAATAAATATTAAACTACATCCTCAAATCCTAAGATGTAAGGTGAGCCTTTATCTCCTGCAGCTGAAACTGGAGTGTTTGCGGTTACGGTTACATCAACAGCTGGAAGGCCGTTTTTTGTAATTGTACCCTGCTCACGGGCATTTACCTTGCCGTAAGGAATTTTTATTACTCCCTGCTTTCCGTTGATTGGTTTACCAACTGCTTTAAGGGATAAGTAAATACTTGGTTTTGATGCTGGGGCCATATAGTTTCCTTCGTCTTCACCATCTGCAACTACACCTACTTTTCCTCCCATTAACATAACGCGCTGTTCTGGAGTAACTCCGAATAGACGGAAGGTTAATGTAGTAGGATCTGCTGTGTCATCTACAGTCAGGTAGCTGTCTTCTGCTTCAGTTGGAATAGTAGTTTCGTTAGAATTCGTTCCTTCGATAACTACTGACCCTACTTCTACATCAGTGAACTCTGTAAGATCGGCTCCCATTACACCATCACCAGGAGTTCCTAGTGCGATGCTTGCTAAGCCTAAAATGTTATTCGTTTTCATAATGTCTGAAATTCGATTCTTAAATTGTAATAACTCATTCCGTCTCTGTCTGGGTCATCAAATATTCCCTTGTCATCATCTATTTGAAAATAGAAAGTGCCGTGTTCGGTTGTGATTTGTGTTTCATCCAGTAATGGAATTATAATGTCAATTAGCTTTTTAAATCTGCTGTGATTGTCTTCTCCTGCTGAAAGTTTCTGCGTGTGAATGTTCACGTTTGCAAATCCGTTTTGCAAGTATTGATTCGGATTATTGATCGTATTAAGCGCGATAAATTCCGATTGAGTGATTTTTGAAACCTGTCCAAACTTGATAGTTTCGATTTCATCGGTTACAACTGGCACGTTCAGGACCCTATATAGGGCCAGCAATATGTTATACGTTGATTGCACTTAGTAAATCTTTTATATCATTAGAGTTTGGAGCGCTCCCGGTAATTACATCATAGCCGCGGCTTTCTACTGCCGCTGCATAACCCATTCCGGCAACACCTATTAAAACCATTCCTTTCGGATAATCTAACGCTACTTCATTTGCGAATGCTCGCCCTTTTTGAACACCTTCTTCTTTCCCTTGAAAGCTCTGATCGACAACTTTACCATCTTGCAAAATGATATAACCAATCGATGCTCTTAAGTTTCCGGTTCTGTCTGAATAATTTCCCGATTGCCGGGCTCTTGTCACAAACAATTCACCTTCGTACTGAAGTGCTTGAATAGACTTATTTGCAATCTGATCAATTTGATCCTGCATATAGCCTTTCACCGCTCCTAAGTTGAACATTGGTTTTAATCCAGCCATATCTCGCAATGCGTTTGATAGTTCCAAGCTCTTGAAATACCAATGAATGAACCGTTGAATTCCAGCTTATTCCCATCCAAGGCTTTTGAATTTACATCTACCTCGGTAATTACAGGGCAATACCATTTAGCCGAATAATCGAGCGAGGTGTTACCTCCGGATTGGCTGTTTGGTTCATATCTGCCCTCTAAATCAATAGTAGTTGTTGTTACCTCTGGTATAGGACCTTCGCCTGTTGTCTCAATCTTAATCTTTGCGGTATGCGGATAGCGTCTCATAGCTTTTGCCTTTTGATTGTTGGCTGACCGCTTGAATAGCGATCATCATCATACTTAAGGTATATTCTATTCGCAGCATCTTTCAAAGAACTCGCATCGTATTTAATGCTTAGGCTCCCTTCGGAGAATTCTGGCATAATTAATATCCGCATATACAAATCAGCTTCAGCTAATTCTACGGATTCGCTACCATTATAAACAGCCAAAGGGTCTACCCCTCTGGCCGTCATAACAGCAGTTTTTATGCCCTGACTAACCTCAGGAACGAGTTCATTAAGCCAGTCAGCATTGTTCATATTATGCAGATTCTACAAGTTCAGCTTCAAACTTCGCTACTCCTTCCTCAGAAAGACTATCGATTTTCTTAGCTAATGTTGCGTCTTGCTGTGATTCAGTTGCCGGAGCAGTTTCACCAGCAGCATTGATACCCGCCACTACAGAAGCTTTGGTATAGTCAGTACCTTTGTAGGTGTAAACTGCATCGCCTTCTGTTTGCTCATCTTCAGCAGCAGTAGCTTCTTCTGAGTTGATGTAGAAAATAGACTCTACATTCTGAAGGATTGGAAATACAACACCTTCAGCTCCGGTAGCTTCACTTACAGGATCTGTAGTACCCCACTTTTTAACTAAGATATAGTCATTAGCTTTAGAATATTGAACACCTTCAACTGGGAATTCTTCTTCCGCAAGAGTAGAATAAACAAGGTTACCTATATTGGTCCCGGTTGTAAATACGACCATGTCTTTTGTCCATCCCTCAGTAACGATTTTCTTTCCGTTTTTCTGGTGGGTAAATGTTCGATCAATAACAATCAAATTCATTTTAGCCTTTTTAGAAAAAACAGACTTCAGATCATCTTCTTCTAAAGTTGGAATGTTTGGATTATCTCCTGAGAATTTGTTACCCCAAGCGAATTGAGCTTTGATCTGCTCATTATCCAGAAGATTATTCATGGTTTCGTCACTCATCCAAATCGTATTTGGATATTCGCCTTTTGCTTTAGCCGCCTTCTTAATCCTAGCAATATCACTAAGAGGTTTAGAAGTAGGATCACTCCATTTAGCAATAACACCAAACTGATTACTTTCTGGAATATCATAACTTACACGAACAGCCGTTCCTGTGTTTTCTGTCTCTGGAACAAGTGCTACTCCTCCAGATAGACCCATCAGCATTGCTTGTTCTATTTTTTCTTTGATACCGAATATACTATTCTCGGAATCTTGAAAAACTTTACGAGCTAACTCGGTCTTTCTTCCTGTGTCTCTACGTAGAATACGAAGTGTATTCATTTCCTTTTCATTCAATAAGTACTTCATACCCATTTTAGGGATTTCTCCAGAAGCACTTTTAATACGAGATCTTGATTTCACTGGTAAAGGAGAATCGAAGGAAACAATATCAGCTGTAATTCTGGTAAAATCACCACTAATAGAGCTGTAAGTCATATCAGCACTATACTCAGGGGTAAGAAACTGCTCATGCAGATAATTGGGAGCATCCTTAGAACCGTTTACTTTCTCGTATTGAGCTAGTACAACTGATTCCATATACTCATCAATCAGATCTTTAAATATGGATTGTGTTGCCATTAGTAGTCTGGTTGATTATAAATTCCAAGAGCTTTTAAAGCATCTAAAGAATTCTGGTTAAACTTATACTTTACAACTTCATTGTTGATGTACCCTCCGGTCATTACACCGGTAGAAGGTTTTGCTGTTCTTGTAGTAGAACGAACAACCCCAACGAGTAAAGTGTGTTTTGAGCCGTCTGTCGGCTGCGGCTTAAATTCGCCGTCTTCTCTGATTACGCCATGACCTTCAAAAATGAATTTGTCAGCAAAGCCAGTAGTATTGAGTACTGCTCCACCTTCAAGGCCGTGAACGTATTTTTTGATAGCAACGCCGTCGATACCTTCAGAATATTCCTTTTGATCTTCGACGCTTAAATCTAATACTGCCATTGGTAATGGTTTTTAGTGATTATCCTACGATTTTGGATATTTCCTCTTTCGATGGTTTTTTAGCCCCGCCGTTTCTAGGAACTGGTAATCGCTGAGTATGCCTTGGATTCGGATCAGTATCTTCGATTACAATTGTACCACCGTCTGCTTCGAATTTCTCCTTAACGGTTTCAAATTGCTCTTCAAAATCCTTTTCTAAGTCCAATTCACTGGCGTAACCAGGTAAAATGCCTTTTGATTTGAGGAACTTACGAGCTGCTTCTTTTTTCTGAGCCGCAGTTTGTTGTTGCTTCTCAGCTTTTTGAGCTTCCAGATCCTTTTCCATTTTGGTAAGCTTTGCAAGTAATGCTTTCATAGCAGGATCTTTCGTTTGGATTTCTTCCTCTTCCTCCTCTTCTTCCTCTTCCTCTTCGCCAAAGCCATACTTCTTTTTAAGTTTTGCTTCACGAGTATCAGCAGATTTTGCAAGTCTTTTGTCAAATTCGCTTTGCACACCTTTAATTTTAAGTGCTTCGTCTAGAGTAGTAGGTACATCGAGTCCTTCAAATTCCTCAATGGTTTCGGCTTCTATGCCAAATTTTTTAAGCTCCTCGGCTGCTTCCTTATCTTGGGCCGCTAGTTTGAGTTTCTTAATAAATTCTTTTAATGTCATCTTACGATCGTTTTGATTAATACGTTAGATCGTAAATATATTTAGGTGAGATGTAGTATTGCTGTGTATTGGTCCTTTGTGTGCGTAGGTGGTATGCTTTTAGGTTTGGAGTATAAAAAAAAAGAGCCCGGTGAAGGCTCTTATACGGTTGTATAAAATCAATGTTTAGGCTATGGTGAGCCATTTATAAAAGATATGTAATTATTCAAATCTTCCATAAATAGTTTGAGTTCTCGTTCGTATTCTTCTCTTGTAATTTGCTCACCCATATCACAATAGTAAGTGTAGCTATTTGTATCTAAAAAACCTTTAAAAAAATCATTCCCAACTTCAAAATGGTGTTCCCTTGATGTTTTTTGAAAAGTAAAAGCCTGACAAGTTTCTTCATCAAAATATTCGTGTTTAATAATTTTAGCATAAGCCCACCAAACACCATTTCTTGGGTGGTAAGAGTTTTTAGCCTTGAAGTATAAAGACTCATTTAATTCTAAATCTTTTACTTTTTTTCTCATTTCTAAATTTTCATCCATAATAAAATATGTTATTTGCGCTCGTACATCACGCACGCCTTTTTTCTTTAAAAACAGTTCCCTTCGGTGGGTAACACTGTATAAACAAAATACACTCACTTCAAACTGAATGCTATAAAATCGCCTCTCATATCAGTTGTAATTCCAATAAATCGCTTGCATTTGCATTTCATTCTCATATAGTGTTTATCTTGTTTCATCCATTTTCCTTCAATCTCATCAAATGGTATTTGTCGCTCACATTCTGGACACTCGGCTTTACTTTCTGCTAGTGTTAAAATTCCGTTTGGTATAATTACTGTTTTGCTCATGTTCGTTTTACTTTTGTTATACTCGTAAATTACCCTGCGGGGCGTGTTGCTCCGCTTTTAAAATTTTTAAAGCTGATTTAAACTTCTCCACTCGCTTAGAGTGATATTCACTTGTCGATAAAAGAACTTTTATATCCACAGTTTTGTCCTTGTGAGAATCCTGAGGATAGCTCGCTAAATGATGTGATATATGTATTTGGGATTGTACCCATTCTATGATTTCTTCCATATTTGTAAAATTTTAAAGACTCCCGCACCCCTTAATTTGCCCTAACGGTCTGTGTGTGCAGTGCCATTGGTTAATAATTGTATTTTAGTTAATTATAGCTTAGCAGGGTAACTATCCCTAACACCGCATATCTGCAAGACGGCACAGCAATCTGCCCCTCTGTAGGGCTGCGCCCTCCAGGCAGATATACACAGACCGTTATATACAAGTGGCGAATAGGTATCGAACCTATCTACGGCAGTCCTTCAATAATTAGACTTCCTGTTTTTTATCACTGTACCTACTGTGAGTATCGCCACCAGATATATAACTATGTATAACACAAATACACTCACTTACAATAGGTCTTTTTAAACCAATCTCTTGCTTTTTCTAGTCGTGCTAAATCTTGTCTAGCCATTTTTAATTCTTCTTTTCCTCCAACAATACCTCCTGCTATTGCAGAATCTTGATGAAAAACGCACTCTTCTAATATTTCTAAAACTAATTTTTTGCTCATAATTCGTTCATTTTACTTGTGTTATACAGTTCCGTTATCTACAGTTTCACAACTCCAACGCGCGCTTCTTTAATTCCAATCTCACGTGATCTACATTGTGAATAAAGCCACTACCGTGGGCTATGCCTTCGCTCTGTTGTGAAACTGCAAAGCCCTTCGGGTAGATAACTATGTATATAATTAATGCTTAACCTTTTGCTTCTCAATCAAGGCTTGTGTTTTAAGTCGCCTACTACCAACGGATGACATACAGTCAAAACATTGTTTATCGCAAGTTCCTAAAACTTCTGGATTAAGAATTTCATCCTTTTCTCTTTCAGTCATATTTGTTTTTTCAAGAGCGTGGAAAGTTTCATTCCATTCGTCTATTGAAAATTCCTCGTCGCCACACATCCGTTGGCAGTAAAAATTATTGTTATTCATAATTATTTGTTTTTGAATTTCGCACTAATCATATACTTATCCGTTAGCGCGCATTAAATTCTGCTACTAACTTTGATGCTTTTTCTCTATTGAATTTACTTGTGCAATTTGACCAACAAATATTTTTAGTACATCCTTCAATCCATCCCCATTCTGTCCCGTCAGTGTTCGGGTGTCTGTTTGTCTTTAAACTCAATTTGTCAGCTATTGGCACTATTTCTTGTCCTGATACGTCTTTGCCTATACTTTCCATAAAACAACGCACGCTAACATTGTATATAAATCAGTGGCGTTACCGTGTCTTTTTGAACCACCTTTGCTGTTAATTTAGTTTAAGCGTGTTTGCAATCTTACAGCTATTAATCGCCACCGCTTCATATACTTATCCGTTCAGAATAATTGACCTGCGTTTCGAAACACCAAGCTTTCAAACCCTTTCAACATCTCTAATTTCCTCCAGTTCATTACCGGCTACCGTGTAACTCCCGATAGCTTCATATTTCTTTTCTCCGTTGATATATCCGTCGATGAAATATTCGGTGCTTTGTCCGTGTCTTTCGCATTGCTCTACTTTTTCTGGATGGCCCTGTTCGATAAGTTCATCGATTAGGATTTTAGTTGTTGTGTTCATTGAGTTATTTCATTTAATTTTTTGTATTTCCATTCAGTCATAAGAAAATCCGCGTACCATAGAAAAACAGTAAGTAGTAAGCTAGCTTGTTTGATTGAATCAACGTTATGAGGCGCTAATAATGCGGATCCTTCTAGCACTCCTAAGCTGTAATTTGTTATATCCAAACCACAAGCATTACCCGGGACTGAAATATGTTCCAAACCCCAAACACCCATTCTAACTCTAATTTGACCTTCATAAAAGGTCTTATCATAACCGTGATTCATTAACCAAATTGGTGAGAGATTGGCAACCGCGGTATTAGCTTCTTCTTGAGATATATTAGCTTCTTTGACCAGATTTTTAAATTCTGGAAATAATTCAATATTAAATCCAGAGGCTGACAATCCGGGTGAAGGGTTGTATTTTGATATGTGATAAAACATAATTCCTATTTAAAAAGTTCTGTTTGATTTTCTATTTTTTGCACTGGTCTCCCGTGCTTAGGTGTTGATTTTCCTAATTTGTAATACCCTTTCTTAATACGGACCAAAAGCTGATTCTTAACCATTCTTGAAAGCGTGTGTCCTACGTGCTTTTCAGTATTGTAGTAATACCGGATCTGCCCGCGTTCAATGATTTCCTTTTTTGAGAGGATTGTTTCCTTGTCTGGGAAGGTTTCGAGTATTTCAGCTTGGCGGTTCATTTTATTGAAGTCTTAAGGCTCTAAGCCAATTCAATATTCTATTGTTTTCCCCTAATGAATAACCCCAATTTCCGGTTATCAAAAAATTTACTGGAATGCCAACAATCATAACTACCATAACTAGTAATGCGAATGGCATGGTCAGCCTTAATAATGGATTTATACTTTTCTTTTCCTCGGTATAAAAATCCATTCCAAGATCAATAAACCTATCAGCTAGTTCTTCTGAATCAATGTTTTTCAATTCAGGAAATACTTTTTTGAATCTTGGAATATTCCCATAGCCATGTGTCCAAGTTCTTTTTAACTTTCTATATATCATATCTCTATTTTATTTTACAATTAACACAAGAGCCTTGCGCTCTAGTTACTTTATTCCTTTAAAATTCAAATTCCAGCCCCTTCTCCATTCTTTGAATTTTACTGATCCGTCTTTACAAGGGTTTTCCGGCTTTAGCTTCCAAGATGATTGGCAGTATTCGTTCCAAGCCTTTTGACCTTCTTGAAAAGCTTTCTCTTGAGCTGTCATAGTTTTCGATTGTTTTGATGTTTCAAAGATAGCAGTTAGTTTTCATTTTTTGAAAACTTTTATAGTTTATTTTACTTTTATTGAAAATACATTTGTACTTTTGAAATATGAAAAATGAATTGTTAGAGGGGTATGATAAGTACATAGTTGCCTTTTCGGGTGGTAAGGATAGTATCGCCTGTTTTTTGTCATTACTCGAGTCTGGAGTGCCTAAAAACAAAATTGAACTTTGGCACAGTTTGATTGATGGGCCGGGGGAAACATTTATGGATTGGCCAGTAACCGAAGACTATTGCAGAAAATTTGCAAATGCTTTTGGTGTTCCTATTTATTTCAGTTGGAAAGAAGGTGGGTTTAAAGGTGAAATGCTCAGAAACAATCAACCAACCAGACCCACTTTTTTTGAAACGCCCGAAGGTTTATTGAGTTCAGGTGGTAAAGGTCCTAATGGCACCCGATTAAAATTTCCGCAGGTGAGCGCAGATTTACGAGTAAGATGGTGTTCAGCTTATTTAAAGATTGATGTTTGCTCTTCAGCTATTCGAAACCAGTCAAGATTCAACGGGATTAAAACCGCTTTGATATCTGGTGAACGTGCACAGGAAAGCACCGCTCGGGCAAACTATAAAGTATTTGAAATAGATCGTGCAGATAATAGAAACGGTAAAAACAAGCGCCACGTTGATAGAATAAGATTAGTGCACGGCTTATCAGAGGCTGAAGTATGGGAAATTATTAAGCGTTACCGTGTTGTTGTTCATCCTTGCTATTATATGGGATGGAGCCGGTGCAGTTGTCTTTTTTGCATTTTTGGCAACGATGATCAGTTTGCTAGTGCTCAAATGGTTAGTCCTTTGAAGGCTAAAGAACTGGTAACGCACGAGAATTCATTCGGAGTAACCTTAAAGCGGGATAAGCCTATTTCTATTGTAATGAATAACGGGAAGGTTTATGCAGCAATAACGCCTGAGCTTTTAGAAATGTCGCGATCAACTGAATACACTGGAAAAATCTTCACTACAAACTGGAAGCTTCCTGCCGGGGCTTTTGGTGAAAGTTGCGGTCCTAATTAAATAAAATAGATACTATGTCAAATAATTTAACTTTGAACGTTGAAACAAATGTTCTTGATAAGTTGATTTTAAAAATTAAAGAAGTCTTAAAGGCTAAAAAACTTAAGCAAAAAGATCTTGCTGCACATCTTAATTACGATGCTTCATACATGAGCCGTGTTTTAAAAGGTGAAATAACTATGAGTATTAAAACTCTTCAAGAGATAGCAGACTTTTTAAAGGTTCCAGTACATCAGCTTATAGAAGTTCCGGATGGTTATATAAACGTTTACGACAATGATAAAAACTGGAAGGGAATAATCAAAAAGGACTTTATATGAGTTCAGTAGCAAAAGAAACGGCAGATAAATATCAGGACTTTTTCAATTTTATGAATCAGGAACACGGGTTAATTTTGACAATTTCCGAAATGAATGAGATTTTAGAAGAAGCCCAAAAGCTTTTAAATCAATAGAACAAAAAGAGCAAGTGGCGGAATTGGTAGACGCTATCTACTCCGAGGAATGATAAGTTCGCGCGATAGTTCTAAAGAAGTAAATCCTCGCGGTGCGTTTTGCACAGTAGGGGATTGTGCAGGTTCGAACCCTGCCTTGCTCACTAAAACATATCTTATGAAACACCTAGCATCAATAAGAGCAAACGTAATCTACACCAAAGAAAAGGGCGAGTATAAGAAGATTAATGAGATTGTTCTTCTCTCCGATGGTCCAGAATATAAGTACTCAAACGAGGGTGAGATAGTGCGCCAGAGATCACTCCAAGAACACCGATTTTTGGTTGACAATGCTGGAATAGATAATTTGATTGCTGTTCTTGAGAAAATAAAAGAAGTTGAAAACGAAGATTTAGAGTGATGGAAACAATCTACAAATACCCATTAGAAATAACATACTATCAAGGAGTAGAAATGCCAAAAGGCTCCGAAATACTTTCTGCTAAATGTCAGAACAATTCTTTAGTACTATATGCAGGTGTTAGCGAAAATGAAGTAAATGAACTTCGTACTATAGAAGTTATAGGAACTGGTAATCCTGTCTATTCAAATTCAAAAACGAAGCGTAGATTTATAGATACTGTGATAATGCCTAAAGGTTTAGTTTGGCACGTGTTTGAGCGGATTTCTTAAAATACAACCAACCCTCACTGATGCGGGTTGGTTAAACTAAACTCTTCCTATACTTCACCAAATCCTTAGTAGTCACACTCACAGAAACCCCCAGTGCTTGAGATATTTCAATAATCGCTCGTTTAGAACTTGATCCAGCAGCTTTTTTGATTTCAAAGAACATTCCAGACTGCTTTACCCGTTTTTCAAGTAATTTCTTATTCCTGTTCATTTAGATAGCGTATTATTCGGTTCTCGGAAATGTGCAAATAGTAATCGGATAGATCATTGATCAGGACCCGAAGCGGCGCATTATGATTCTCAACGTACCAATTAATAAAAAGGCGCTTTTCATCTTCCGCATTCTTGCCGTGCTCTTCAAAGAATCGGTTGCGGGTTTTCTCGATAGTTTCTAAGACGGTGACCGTTACGCTTTTCATATCTTTTAATTTGCCAGTGCCGTTACTTTCGGCACATATATTCCGTTTCTGTACTTGAAATTTTCTTCTAGGAAATAAGGTTTTGATTTATAGTTGTGCAAAGTGTCTGCATTAGCATTCAGATAATTTTGCGCTGCTGCAGGAATGTTTTTAATGGTGTGGCGGCTATCAATGTCAGCACCGCCTAAATAGTTCTTGAATTTTTCTCGTGGTAATAGAATCGAGGTTGAAAAACAAAGGCAGTTGGGGTGCCAACCTATGAACTTGAAGTTTTTCGGATAGGTGCCAACCATTTCATCACAAATATCATAGGCAGGGTGAGCAGCGCTTAATTGAATCCTTTGCCCCATCACAAAAGGCATCATTTTACGTCTCTCGAAATCATTGGTGCGATACGCGATGTTGATCTCGTTTCGGCTTAATCGTAATGCGTTGCGATAACTCGATCTATAAACACCGCGACCTGGTTTGTAGTTTTTCGCCGGTGTGCTTAGCTGAAGCTTTCCGTTTTCATCTCTGATTCTTCGAAAGCGTTTATCTGGATCCTTTAGATAGGTTTTAAGATCCCTAGCCATATCCGCTGCACTTCTGCCATTCACTACTCCACTTTCCAGAATTACATTTAAGCTTTCTTCAGTCTGCTGGGTAAGGTTCCAAACTCGATCCGAAAGTCTTAATCCCTTTTCAGCACGGTTGATAAATGCTTTGGCCGCTGCGTTGTTTTTAGCAAACAAATTATTGACTTGTGATTCTGGAACTTCTATTCCTTTGATGTAATCACTTACAAATTCATCGTTGCAGATATTTGAAGCTTGAAACCCGTTGCCGATTTGCTCTTCAAGAAGTTTCTCAAGATCATCATTGAATCGCTGCAAGGCTTTGTCGAGTTGCTTTTTTCTCAGTTTGCTTTCACGTCCTGAGTAGTTTTGAAAGATGAAACCAAACTCTCGCGAATATTCCGCGTACAATCTATCCAAGTGCCATTCTTGAGCACTTAGGATTGATAGTAGACGGTTTTTGCATTTGTTGTTTGGCATTAATAAATCTTTTTAAACCAAATTCTAAAATCGATTCCGAAAAGGTGAATGTTTAAAGAATACTCGGAAGGGCTGAAATACTTTTGAGAAAGACCAAAAACAACCCAGTCTCCATTTCTCATATACTTTTTCTGGCTCCATCGATTATTGATAAACAATCTTTCAAACTTTGATTTATATTTTCTTCTCATTACTCCTGTATCAAAACCTCCTTCAAACAACTTCCACCTATTGGCTGCATTGCTTTTCCGAACGTTAGTTGCTTAATGTAAATCTTACCGGTTGTCTTCACCTGCTCCAGTTCCTCTTCATCTAATTCAAAGCAGAAAGTCATTGAACCTTCTTCTTTGTTGTAAAGTGCCGGAAGCGTTTCGTATTCCGGTTGGTGTTCTGCTATTTTTACGTTGTGCTCTGGGAATTCAATTGCTTTCATAGTTTAGTTTCTTTCGTTATCAGAACAGGATCTGCATATCTGAATTTTACCATCTTTACTAGAACCTCCATCATTTAGATCGAACCAATCCCCGCATCTATCACAAGGGGTTGGCATTTCCATTTCAAATTCTTCCATCCTACTTCTTATTTTCGATTATACGCTTTGCGATTTTCTGATACTTGGGCTTTGCCAGTTTGCGCTTGAAATCTCTCTTTTCGCGCCGGGTCATTTTCCTTTGTTTTGAAGGATGTGAAGCATCTGGGTTTGTTGTTTCTGGAATTTCTCCGTGCAATAATTCTCTTTGTTCTTTTGTCATCATAATTAATCTTCTGTTTTAATTTCACATGGTTCCGGCATAGTTTCTAATCTTATTGCCGGTATAGTTTTATGATTCTCTAATATTGCTTTTGAAATACGATGCCAACCATCACATAGATAACCATCTTCATCAAAAAGTATAGGTTTAGTAAGATCTGCGTCTTGAATCCGTTTTACGTGATATATAAATGAATTCATATTGATGTTATCTCCCCAAGGCATACGGGACAAATCAATTCCCACGAGAGGCATTTCAAAAACTTCAAATTGCTTTGAGTGTTCTATCAATGAAAAAGCGGAATACACGCGATTACCAACATTGAAATTGTTCTCTGAATAATGAAATGGCTTTATTTTAACCTTAGGTATATTCATCTAGCTTACATTAAAAGTTTCACCAATACTACTTACACCCTCAGCTTTGATCTTATCCAGTTCTTCACTTGGATTCTTCACAAGTGGATTATTTTGAACCGCGGTCTCTTGGCTCATTGTTGCCTTACCTCCTGTTGCGTTATAAAGCATCTGAATTTGCTCCGCTAGATCCTCAGGTATTGAGTAATTGAATTCAATGTCAAAGCTTAATTCATCATCATTAATTCCTAAACCGTTTTTGATTACTGATAGAATACGGCTGATTGCTGTATCATAAGCTCCACGTTTGCGTTTAGCTTTGTTGATGGCATCTTGCAGCATAAGCACGAGTGCGCGACCGGAAAGCGCTCCAATTCCTTTCACGTTGTCAAAGGATAGATCTGGAGTTTGTGAAATACTATGAATGTCTTCTTTTAGCCAATCCTTTTCCAGTTCAATTGATTCAACTCCGGTGTCACGCTGCAAGAATTCTGCTTCCGCCTGAACAACTTGATTGTCGTGTATTGCGTGGCCCAGTAAAAGAGATTTACCGTCATCATCAATTTCAATCAATGTTTCATCTTCACCCTCATCATTCTTAACCGTTCCACCTTTCAACTTTAGAATAGGAAATGCGAAATAGTTGTTTGATCCGGCAAGCTTTGACTTGAGCATTTCATAACGGTCAATCATTTCTTTCACGATAAACCATTCCGGCTCTTCCTGCTCGACAAATACAACCGGAATCACTCCGAACTCGTGTGGGTCTGATTTTTGGTACTTTTCATCTTGGTACTTGTGAATCTCAGTATCTGTAAATATCCATAAGTGCTCTACTTCATCAATCACAAATTCCCAGTAGAAAGCAACCAGATCACCATACACATCGTATTGAGGCGTGTACTTTCCATTTTCGGTCGTATAGAATCGCGACTTGATTTCTTTGCCGGTTTGACCTTGCATCATTGAGAATATGAATACTCCAATTGTGGTGCTCATTACACTCTCCGCAAAGTCCTGAAGTTTGTTGCTGATCCTATTCTTCTTGTATACATCTAGGATTGCAATCGCATTGGCATTATCTGCATCATTCGCTGAGATGGTTGGTGCATCACCAAACAGGAAAGAAACCGCAGTATTCACGATTTTCTTTTGCAGCTGCACTTTGATACGCTCGGCTTTAACAGATTTTTTCCCTTGAGTGTAATCTTCTCGCTTTCCAATCTGCAGATCGCGTAGTTTTCTCCCTTCATCGCTTCCGCTATACTCCTTCGCGTATTCGGTTATTTTCTTTTGTCGCTTATCTTGAGTTGCTAGGTAATCTTTTACCTTTTGCGCGTCGGTGAAATCAAAGTCAAATTCTTCTTCCATAATCTATGATCCAAAGTTTAATCCTTTGGGTTTTGTTGGTTTTGAGACAGTCGTTGGTACAACCAGTTCAAATATTTCTCGCATCATAAACGGGTCTAGTAAATCGGTACTCTCCCCATTGAGATACTTTTGTTTCATTTCTGCTTTTGGAATTAAAGCTTCTGGCTCTTCATCCAATTTTTTCTTTTTCTTTATCGCTTTACGTTCAGCCATCATTCGTTGACGAACGGTTTGCTTATCATCAAACATCTTATTCGCCACTTGAGGCATCACCCAAACTTCATTCTTTGCAACACGCTCACCGCTCAGGATGAAACATTGCGTTTTCAGATTCTTAAACTTTCTCCCGTCTTTCGTGTCGCGTGGTTTACTTCCGTTATCAAATGGAATCGAATTAGGAATGAATGCGTTGTTAGTCCCTCCGATAAACGCTCCTACTCCATTGGCATCATAAGCCACATTACGGTTAGGTACTCCGTGTTTCTCCTGCATTGCTATAATAGCATCGGTGACGTCTTTACCGGTGGACTTTTCAATAATGCTCACATCAGTAATCCTGAAATCATCCCATACGTAAATGATAAGCTTATCCTGACCGCTCATTGCGACATCGACTGTTATGTATTTCTTACCGCCTTTTACAAAATTGTTAGTGAACACATCTTTAAAAGCATTGTAGTCATAGACATCTGCCGGATTGATTGAAACCTTCCAGTTTCCGTCAAGCAATTGGCGTTTAGAATCCTCATCTTGAGAAGCTAGGTTTGCCAGGTACTCAGGGTTATTTTTTAGAAGCTCCTTATTCTGGTAAACAGAACCGCCTATAAATGTGATTGATTTGACAAAGTGTTTGGCATCTATCCCTGAAGCTTCCACAAGTGGTTGAATAAAATATGCAGCTTTCGTTAAGCATTCTTCAACCGTATCTCCCCAGATCATTGTATCTCCATCCTTGACAAAATATCTGACTACTCCTTGTCTTTCCGGAATCGGAAAACCATCTTCCCCAATCCACCAGCTTATCAATTCATAAACCCAGCTATCAGGATCCGGGTTACAAGTGGCCCTAACACAAGGTTTAATCTTACTGTTTGAACGGTTACGCGACAATAAATAAAAGAACGTCTGTTTTGAAAAGTGTGTTAACTCATCAAAACCTATAAATGGAATCTGTGACCCCTGCCAGCTCGTTACGTTTTTCTCGTGCTCTAAATGCGAGAACTTAATCTTTGCACCGCTATCAAACTTCCACTGCAACTCAGTTTTATTTGATATCGCCCCGGCTAATGGATAAAGTTTATTGCTTTCATCCCACAAACCTCCTTGTGCTTTAATCTGGGTTGTAAGCCTTCTAAAAATTACAGCCCCGAAGTCTGGATCATCTACATCTCTAAGCGGATCAAGTAAAAGACAAAAAGTTTTACCAGCACCTGCGGCTCCTCCTCCAATCACGATATCTGCAGGACTAGCCAAAGCCATCATCTGATAACCTTCTTGCGGTCTAATCCTTTTTACTTCTCCCATTGTTTGGTATTTCAAACATTGTGATGTTAGTTGATTTCTGAGTGTTGTCTTTTTCGTAGAAACCAGTGTGTTTGTGTATCATTTCCATTGCTTTCTCCTTGCTAACAAATGATAACTCTACAAAAGTTTCAGTAACAACCTTATCCCCGTCCTTGTATGATTTTGAGGTCAGCTTATACTTGCTGATCAACCTTCTCATTTCTTCTGGTAATTCCTTTATTTGCTCAGGGCTCAAAAGAATAGTTTCAGTTATATCCGAATATGCCCAATTCTCTAATTCTTCAAGTAGAACCTCATGTGTTGTCCTGAGTTTCTTCTTAGCTTCGTTCTGCTTTTCTTTTATATAGCCTTTAACCTCTGGTATTCTCTGGATTTTAGAAAAGCTGTCATCTGCTCTTTTAGCCTTTGGATAAAGCGTTCTATAAGCCTCTGCTCCGTTAAATCCATTAACGAACCATTGGTCTATAACTGCTTTATATTTTTCAAAGGTTTTTTTAGTCATTATCTAAATCTTTCGCCTCTGGTCCACAAATAACCAATGAAGGAATCTATTTTTTGAATTGCTGTTCTTACTCTGTGTCTGAATCCTGGTCTGTGATATGACAGAAACAGAAAATCTTCTTCTTCGTCTTTTTCAATCACAATCAAAATAGCCCCAGCCATATCATGATCTTTTACGATATCAGCTAACTTCTTCAAGACAGGATTATCTCTTTGAGTATCTGGATAGCTTTTTATGTGATTGAGTTTGCTCATCATTCATCCATTAATTTAGATAGGACTGGATAGCACTTTCTAATGATTTCCTTGTCGCTCACTTCAACCGCTCCTAACTCAACAGCTTTTTGTTTCATCCCTTTTGAAACATCGTAATGAGGATGATTCTTTTTGTTTTGAAACCATTTCCGATTAACTCCAATAGCATCTGCCATTTTGTGAAGTGATTCAATATCTGCACTTGCCATATGACTCATAAGCATCCTTCCATAAGGATATTCTCTTCTGCCTACGTAAACAGTTTTATCTAAGCTCATAATTCAATTATTTCGGAAAGAGGGAAGGAATCGAACCTTCAAAGAACAGCTACTCGCGTATAGCTTATTGTTCTGCCAGTATCTGGTGCGATCGCCTATTCGCAGCCTCTCTCATTTTGCAGTTGCTTTTTACTGCCAAGCCAGTCTTGTGATAATTTGCCGGGTTGCATATACTCTCAACCAAATACCCTAAGCTTTGAATCAATCATTATCACGGCCACGATTAGCGACAACTAAGCGTCAAAAATGCTATTTGGTTGACTGGTTCTGTTTTATTGTCACGTCAAGTTGTGCAGCCATAAGCGCACCTGACTTTTCAAATTCTCTTTGGCGGTTGTCTGGGGTTGGGTTCCAAAATTCTTGATGCCACGGCCAAAATTCTTCTCTACGCCAATCTGTATCATTCATTGCGTATGCTAATGACGCGGAAGCTAATTCCTCATTCTCGTAATAGGTTTCAAGATCCCTTTCAACATCATAACCCTTCACTTCTTTTTGTCTTGCTCGCTCTTTGCATATTGCAGCACACCCGGGACCGAACTCCTTTTCTATTTCCTGAAGTAGTTGCTCTCTATTCATTGTCCTTTTCCTTTTTAGCCTTCGGCTTTATCTCAACTCCCTTTCCAGCGTTTATGATTTCCTCTCCACGCTCTTTGGTTCTCTCGATTGTGGTTTTTGGGAGAATGGTTTCTCCGGTGATCTTATCGATGAACTTTTCAGTGACTTTTATCTTCATATCTCGAATTTTTAATTATCTGATAATCAATATTTATGTCTCACTCTCTCACAGGGTGGAGACAATCATTTCCTAATCAATATCAAGTGCCACGCTCCTGCCGCGATTCCTCCGCAAACTATTCCTGCGGCTACTATGGTTAATACTGCGCTCATACTGCATCCATTTCGTAAACTTCATACTTGGCTATCTGAGCATCCATCCAAGCGTAATCAAAAGAAACTCCGTTGAGTTCAAGGAAATCTCTATGCTTTCTAAACTGTTCTGCGGTAGTGTGCTTCTTGTCTCCAAGTTCTAAATGCTCAGCTCTTGTCTGGGCCATTAAGTTTTCGATTCGGTCTAGGCTTCGGTCTGGATTTCCTCCAGCACCGCGGCAAATGATATGGCAAACATCAATTGCTCTTTGTCCGCTGATCTCGCTAGGAATAAAATCAGTGTCAGAGTAGCCCAAGGCTTGCATATAGATCTTTGTATGAGGCTTCATTTCCCTATTCCCTTTAGTTTCTCCAACCGCTCGCGGTATGGTTGCTTTGCTTTCTCACTTGCGTTTCCTAGAATCATATTCTCGTGGCTTTTAATTGCCTTATCGAGATTGATTACCGTTTCGCATTTTGAGATTTTCATTTTAAACTTTTTAAAAACCCAGAGGCTTGATTTTTGAATTACTCAAGCCTTATCTGGGTTTATACACGCTTATTGACTATTGGGCGTTTCCGCAGAATAATCGTCATCGTATTTTACCCTTCTCCTGTGTTCGTCAACTCAGAGGTTGGATTTCCGTAGCGGGAGCTGGATTCGAACCAGCGGCCTCCGGGTTATGGGCCCGGCGAGCTGACCATCTGCTCTATCCCACGATTTAAAAAGCCTCACCTACTAAGCGAGGCTTTCAATTTTTAATATGTGCTATTCATTGCTGCAATTGAGCCCGTCTCTTGGGGACCTATAAACTTCTGGGGTGAAGGCTACTGCATAGGATTGAACAAGAGTTGATTTTAATTTCTCGGCTTTTTCAAAATCATTAATCACTGGAGTTAAATCAACTGGTTCTTTTTTTAAATTCACTTGCAATTCCTGAGAAACAGAAACAGCGGCTACCACTTGCACAGCCTGATCCTTATGGATTTCAGTTGCGCTTGAATTCTCGCTCAGGTCAGTTGTAGTATTACTGAATCCCGTGAAGCTGATCATACAGACCAACAACATCAATAAGCTAGCTATCGCTTTCATATAATCTTAATTGCCAGTTGGCAGAAATGTAAAATCGAAAGGACATAAAATGCCCGTAAAGGAATATTGAAGGCGTTAGCCTAATCGGAAAATTGGTAAGTGGTATTCTTGAAAATTGTTGCCTGATTAACAGGACTTAGGAAGATTGGTAAGGAGTATGCAAGATGCGAAAACCTTGTGATTATTCCTAGTTTTTAGGCTTAAAAGTTTTCGATTAATTTAATGTTTCAAAATAGCATTAAGCGGCTTCCGAAATAGTTCCCTTATATTTTTTCACTGCTTTATTATGCGCTTCAAATAGTGCTTTAGCGGTTTTCACTTCAACACTATTACCGATGAATTTCTTTTGATCAGTTTGATTTCCTACAAGTTGATAGTCTGCCGGAAAGCCTTGTATTTGTAATAGTTCTTTAACCAGTAGCATTCGCATTTTTATATCTGTGATACCGTAAGCAGCCATAAACTTTTTGATCTTCACCATCGTTGGAGTATCGCAATCATAGACAGGAATTGCAAATCCTTTACCTTGTTCACAGATAACTAAACCAAGTGGCTTTTTATCTTGCCGGGCAATGATCACCGGGCAAGGTTTTTCAACTGAGTTACCAGGATTCTTGAATTGTGGATTGAATAAGAAATGCTCAGCTTCAACCAAGTTATGCTTGTCGTTATTTACGATGGTTGCTGCAGGACCGGTCACAGGGCGAATAAAACCACCACCAGAATAATTGAGCATTAAGTAATTCACTTTAGCAAACTTTGGATTTTGTGTAATCGTACCAAGTGGTTGATCAACCTTAGAAGGTTTGCTGTTTCCATATTGCTGATCAATAAATGTGGTTTCAACCTTGCTGAATCGATCTTTGGTTGTTACTGTTGGGCACGGTTCATCTGTGCTGTGCGCGTGACCGTTGCCATAATACGATTGCAAGAATGAAGCATTTACCATTCCCAGTCTGCTTTGAGCGGCAACTGTAGGACAAGGATCTTCAATTGAAGGCGGCACGTGCTTTCCGTTTTTTGATACTGAATTGTATTTTAGAATAAAATCACAGTTAACAATTGCCTGACCATCTTTGCACTTCACAGTACCGGCGGGACCTTCAACAGAAATCACTTTTCCCATTGGTCTTCCGGAATAGTATTTCTTGATAAAGCTTTCGTCACCATTAGCAACAAACTTCACGAGACCAGCGTAAATGCGTTTGAGTGTATTTTCAACAAGCGGTTTTTTACGGTTGAATATCGATTTACCTTCCGTATCAAAGTCAAGCACTTCTTTTACCGGCTTCCACTTTTTAAGAGGGTTATCGAACAAGCCTTCAGACTTTAATGGATTTTTAGTGTGCGTTTGTTCTGGCCACGCAATAGGTAGCTTACCTTTTGCAAACTGCGCAAAGAATCTATTTCGGGCAGTGTAGGCTCCAAAGTCAGCACTATTCAATTCACGCCAATCGTATCGATATCCATAAGCGCGAATAGAATCAATCCATCTTAAGTAATCCTGACCGCGCTTGCGTGATACCGGTTTCCCTTTTGCATCCAGCGGTCCCCAACTCATAAACTCAACCACGTTTTCAATCATCAAATAGTCAGGCTTTATCGCTTTGAGATACATATGCAAATGATCTGCAAGCGTTCTACTATCTGCCTCACGTGGTAAGCCTCCTTTTGCTTTACTGAAGTTCGTACACTCGAGACTTGCCCAAATGGTAATAATGCAATCAGGATAAAGCTTTCTTAAGGCATCAACACGAAGCTTTAAAAACCAAACAACCTCCGGGTTTCTAATATCCTCAATAAAATGCTTGGCCTGTGGATGGTTTAAACGGTGGCTTTCTATCGCTTTTGTATCGTGATTAACGCAAGCGATTACCTTGGCGCTTCCTTTGGATAAGTGAACACCTTCGGAAGTGCCACCTGCTCCACAGAATAAGTCAATTACAAATTCTTTCATTTTTCTAATACTTCTTTTAATTCGATTGATTTTGCCTCAAGAATCTGAATAATGCCGTCGATGCTTTCGGATCTCTTAATGTCTCGAGTTAGGCTGTTCTTCAGCATAAATAGCGTGGGATCTCCAATCCTTAATTGAACTCGTTCCTTGATGGTTTCAAGATTTTGGCGCTCGTTTTTATACAGGTGAATAGCATTCGATATTTTTTTCGATGAATTCATCACAGTTGCATGATCGAACGACCTATACTTCACCGTTGAATATCCAATTTCTGCGAAACTCAAACCTGTGAACACATTTGCTAAGTAGTGATAGGTTTGACGGGGCTTTACTAGATGATAATTTCTTTTATCTGAAAAACTTCCTCGGGCTCTAGATGATAAAAGCTCAGGACTTCCTCTTGTATAACATCGAGTATTGCTCTGTTTTCTACGGATATAATTCGCTTTGCTTTCATTTTCTAAAACTTTTACCCTTAAACACGATCACATTGAACATTTCGAATAGCCGGTCATAAACTTGACTACTGTATTTTTCTCCGAATTGCATCAGTCCTTGATCTACGTCATTGGGGTGTTGATCGTTGAAATTGCAACTGATGTATGTGCGTAGCTTTTTCTTGTATCGCTCTTGAATGATATCGTTGAAAAGATTTATTTTCCCGTAGTTATTTGCAATTCGCTCCGTTAGGACATCATCGAAATATTTTACTCCCGAAAGCATTGTTTTCCAGAATTCGTCCTTATCTCGAATGTTTTGCTGAGGATCTGCACCGCAGGTTTCGTACATCTTCACAACTTCATTCGCTGAATATCCGCGGAATGTTATGTTTGAATTTCTAAGAGCTGAATCCAAAGCATTCATTGTGCTGCTTTTCCCATTGCCATAACCTCCAATGATTAGCAATCCTTTACTCAAACTAGGTTGAGAAACTAGAGAAACATTCTTGCATCGCTTAAAATTTTCTTCGTCACCGATGAAATAATATATCAGAGGTTTAATGTTTTCAACCTGATCTGGCTGCTTAGAATATCTTACACCTTCATTAGCGAGATAACAATCACTAAATCTTTTCCATAGAAGCTCCTTTGTCAATTTAACCGGATCTCGGAAAATTTGTTCCTGAGGTTTCAAGGGAGTTTTTGTAAAATTCACAGGGTTATTCGCTGCTGCATAAGCGTCTCGTTGACGAATCGCTTCCGAAACTTTCAAACCTGGACACGTTTTTTCTAGGTAGTCCAAATTTTCTTCTGTGATATTATCGAGGTCCAAACCTTTGAGAAAATCATATTTTCTTTTCCCAATGATAGGTTCAGTTTTACTTTTCGCTAAATCTTCAATTCTTTTTTGCGCGTTTTCCATTATCGATTTGTTGAGAAGGTTTGCTGTTTATTAGCTGAAGCATTATTTACCCAAGAATACTTGAATCCTGACCAGCTATTTTGAGCTGCAATTTTTACAGCCTCAGGGAGTGGGAAATTATTTTTCTCACACTCGTTTACGAACTGGTTAAATGCCGTTTCTGAATAAACAGCTTTCTTTTTGTCTCTAGCTTTGAACCAATCTTTGATGTGTTGCTCTTCAGCTCCCAGTTCAATTAATTTTTTTGAAAAGGTCTTTTTATTAAATATTTCTTTATTTACATTTTCATCTTCAATTGCATCTTCATTTACTAAATGCTTAAGCAATGCTTTAAGCGACCCTTCAAGGGTCTTATGTTTTTTAATTAGTGTTATTAAATTTTCTTTACCATAGGTTTGATAAGCAAAGTCTTTAAGAGCTTTAAAATCTTTAGCTGATAATTCGGATTTTGCCTTTTTCCAAAACTGCCCAATAGTACCATTAATGGACTGCTTGTTTGAATATTCAGTACGATCTTGAATGACTTGATCAAGCTTTGCATTAAACCAAGTACCATCTTCTTTTTGCTTAAACTTTGCTTTAAGGGTCGCTTTAAGGGTCGCTTCATCGATACCAGAGCAATACATTAAAACTCTGCGCAAATCAGAAGGTATATTTCCGTTTTGATGTTGGTAAATCATTAGGTCTAAGTAACAAGCTCTCTCTTCTGGCAGCATCATTCGAGTGCCTTCATAAAAATCTTTACTGTATAAAAGGAATGCTGGATCTTTCGCCATTCTTATAATTTTTCTGGTAGCGGGAAACCTTTTATTTCCGCCACACGTTGATTGAATAAGGCCCATACATCGCGGTCCTTAAATTTGAAGTGAACAGTGCCTTTCTTATGGCATTTGAATTCAAAGAAGTCCCAGTCGCACCATTGGCCCCATTGAGGACGCTTAAACAAGCTGTATTTCTTTCCGGGATAATAGGTCTCAGCAAATTCTTTAGCAGATTCTTCTGTGAATGCCGTAGGGCTTCCGTATTTGTTTCCTGAGCGGTTTAAAAGCTTATTGTATATAATATCAGTAATGGTGGTTCCTTCGACTGATAAGTAGCAATTCTCTGTTCTTATGCGGTTGTAATAGCTCAGCATTGAATCCCAATTTTTACCAGTGAGATAGCATAACACCTTGTTTATATCATCCATTTTATTATCCGACTGCCATCCTGTTTCTATACCACCGCCGTAAGAAACTTTAACCATATCTGGAAAGATGAATTTTTCACCTACTAAATAATGCTTATTTGTCTTCCACCCCGGTAAAGAATATCTATTGTCATGGTAAAAGCTTGTAATCCTATCAAAAGTCTCAATTATGGCTTTATTCATAGTTTGCCCCCGTGTCTGAACAATCATATCCATCATTTGATAAATGTTCTTCTGGGTGAATGGGATGTGTGTCTGCTGCTCTACAAACTTGTTGATATCATTCATCACCTGCGAGGTGACAAACTTTTTGATCTTCAGCTTTGAAATGATCCATTCCCAACTCCTCTTTTGAAGCTCTTTAGAAAATTCCTCTTTATCAAGCGTTGACTTTCGATGTGTTAATGAGATCCCTATTTGACCTCCCATTCCCACCGGTTTGATATATGCGTCTAATCTATTGGCGCGTTCTACGAATTCGTCAAACTCTTTCAAGCTTCCTATGTAGCGCATAACGATGTCTCTTACCTCGTTGTATGGTAAAAGACCGTCCTGTCCTCCAAACTCTTCGTCTGCATCCAAATAGAAGCCTTCGAACTTGGTCTGGTCTGAAATAACCGGCTTGATCAACTTAATAAGACCAATATCTATTCCTGTGGTTCGTTCTGCTTCATTAAACACAGGACCTAAATTTGTTGAGCTGCCATTTTCTTTTATTAATACTTCAAGTTGCCGGCGATTTCTGGAGAATGAATTGTTAATCGTTTCCCAGTTGCATAAAGCAATGATCTGGCAACCTTCAGGTGCTACTTCGTAAGCTTTTAGAATATGCTTGTCAGCGTTGCTAAATGGTGGATTCATAATGATCAAGTCCACGTGGCTGATCTGCTCTGGCCTGCATTGAAAGAAATCCTCTCCAATCACCTTGCATTTTGAACCTAGTATGGCTCTTAAATCTGAAAGTTCTTCAAATGCCAGGACTTGCTTCGCTCCTCGATCTTGACAGACTTCGACTATATGACCGCTTCCAGCCGATGGTTCTAGTATTACCTTTCCTGTAAGATCTAAACCAAATAGCATTTCTTCAATTACCGGTGCCGGTGTTGGGAAAAACTCTGAATTGAAAATTGTTTTCATGCTATTTGATTTTTCACCGCTTGAATTGACTTAGCGATGATGTTATTGTACTTCGCGCCGCTTCTTGAAATACTTCCTTTATTTACGGCGCCTATTAGGACGTTATCTCCTTCTTTGAACTCTGAGAGAAGCGCAAGCATTCTAGAGCCGTTAAATTCAATGAATGATGTTTGATTTATTTCTTCTTCTAGTTGTACTTTCTTTTTCTGGTGACCGGTTCCATCCGGATCTAATTCTGATATATTGACAATTATTCCTGTATAAATCTTCATAGGTATCTATTATTGCGCTACCTCGATTTCTGGGCTACATTTGCCTTATAGTTATTTGAAATCGTTGATGCTTTTCTTGTTAGGGTTATTCGGATTGAGTGGATGCTTTGGATTATTGTGAACGTGTTGGTGGCAGGTTTCACAAAGGCAGCAGAGCCATTCTAAAAATTCAAGTTCTTTACCAAATATCTTTGTGCCGTTGATCTTATAGAGTATGTGGTGTACCTCTAATCTGATCTTTGCGGCACAAATGATACATTGGAATTTATCGCGGATTTTGACTTTGCGTTTTACTTTTTCCCAGTAGGGATTATCCTTAAGCGATTTTCGGTAATTCGAAGGCCTTCCTCTGCGATGATTTAATCGGCCCACTATTCGTTAGCCGCCTTTTTAAGTCGCTCGAAATAGACAGCGTTCTTTTCACTAGTTGAGATTAAATCGTCTATTTCATATTGAGCTATGTCACGAACCTTAGCCAACTTTATCTCACCATCGATAAAAGCATAATAGTATCGCTTACCATCAAACACTACTTCCCAAGTATTAGATGGGTCTAGCTCTATTTCAGTCACTCGCTCATTGGCTTCTGCAGCTAGTTGCTGAATTTTATTTAAACTAGCGTTAACCATTTCTTTTGCGTCCTTTTCAATTTGTTTGGCACGTTCCAATTCTTCGAGCTTTTTCATATGATCAAGCTTATATTGAGGAAGTGTATCTTCAAGTTCTTCTTGATAATGTTCACGGATCTGTTCCAACTCGTAGTCATCCATAAATCGTTGCGCAGTTAGTTTTGTGCTAACGGCCAAAAGGTTTTGCCCCATAAATACGCGCGCATCTTCATCGCTTTCAAATTGCCCTAATACTTGAGGAACACGTTTTGACTCCGCTGTAAATACAATTTCATTTGGTCTGTAATCTTCTGCTACTTTTTTCATTCTAAGTTGTTTTTGATAATTCCTGTTTTAGTGATGGATTGATATATTCTTCAAACTGGCTCAATCCCTTTTTTAACCAGTGTTCGTATTTAGCTTTCTTACGCTTTCGGGCGTTATGGATTTGCTTTAGACTGCTAGGTTGATACTTGAAGTAAGTCTGGAAACTGTGGTGTGATTTTTTAGTTCCTTGCTCTTCAATCAATCCCATATCCAATAGATCACTTACTCTGGCTGAAGCTGTCTGGTGCTTCATATTAAGTTTGCGCTCCAATTCAGAAAGCGTTGTGTATGGCTTGGTTTTAATGTGGTGGAGGACTCTAGCCATATCTGTTTGAAGCTTTCCTGATTTTACCTGATCGAGTAATGCTTTGATTCGTGGTGTCATGTTTTCGGTGTTAGAAAAGTGAATTCGCTTACGTCTATTTCGGTTGAAAATCTTTCAGTGCCGTTAGTGTCCTGCCATTTTCTGGTCTTGATCCTGCCCTTTACGTAAACCTTATCTCCTTTTTTAAGATACTTCTCGCATATCTCAGCGCCTTTATTACGCACTATGCAAGAGTGCCATTCTGTTGAGCTTACTTTCTCTCCGGTTTGCCTGTTGGTGTACTCTTCGTTAGTAGCAATTGAAAATCTACCAACGCTGCCACCACCTTCGAAATAGTGCATTTTTACATCATCTCCATTGTGACCGATTAGCATTACTTTGTTTAATGTTCCTGCCATTGTTTAATTATTTGATTGATAAATATTACCGACTACCTTGAATCGGAAGTCTCGTAGTTCCTTGTAAAGAAATTCTCCAGAGCCTTTGTCTTGTTTAAATGAATGGTCTAGCATCCAAGCTCCTTTTCTATCACACCAGTACACTTGCTGTTTGGTTTCTTCAAGCTTTACTCCTTCTTCTAGTTCTACATCTAAATCAATTAGCTGATCACCTTCATAAATTGGTTTTCCTTCTGTATCTGGGAATGGTGTTTTTTCGGATATTGTATTTTCGATAACTGAATGACAAGTATTTGTTTTTGTCGAATCAGTTGTTTGAATACATTTTCCTCCAAGAACATTCAGTACCAGTAATCCGTGAACAAAATTGCAATTGCTGATATCATCTTTTAATGCGCGGTATTCAATCTCTCTACTCATATCTCACGTGCTTTAAGCATTGCGTCTGCTACATCAAATGAATCTTGACACAATCCTGATATAACACGATTTCTTTCACCTCCAGGACCGGGTAGAAATCCAATGTTATCACGGTTAGATAATAATGCCTGCATAGCCTTAGCAGCGAAATAGTCTCTAAGTGTCATACCCTGATATTTCATTTCCATATCTTTTGTAGCAGGAAATGCCTGTGGATTCTTCGGTTTTTGATCTTCTGTATTCTCCATTTTTAATAAGTTGCTTTTAGTTCTTTATCTGGTAGCGGGATCTCGTATTGAAACATTTCATAAGCAAGATCCCGGGATGCTTTATGATATTGCTCCTGGTCCCAAGTGTCGTTTGAAGTGGTGGACTTCTGTTTTACTATGGGCCTTCCGTTAATTGGATTGAAAATAAGTTCGCCGGTTTCCTCGTTTACCTTTTCTTCAAAGCTTAGATTCTGTTTAAGAAACTCGTGCACTTGGTCTTTAGTCAAAACTTCCCCCCATTCAGTTCTTAAAAGGTTTTTCCAGTGCTCGACAATCACACCGAAATAGTACGCGTTCTGATCATTGCTTCGTTTTTTATAGAAGCGTTTAATCGTGAGTGTTACCTCTTTACCCTCATATTGAGCAATAGCATCAACAATAACATCACGGTTGCGTGTAAACTTGCCGTTGTGTATTTCTGATCGTATGTCAATTTTTTTAGGCAATGGCATCTAACTCCTTAATTTTATCATTACGATATCTAATACCTTGACGAAGTCTGCGCTTCAAATCTTCGATCGCCTTTTCGTCACGTTCGATCTTAACAATATGCATACGGTGCTCCGGCTTTTTGAATCTTGGGTCATAGGAAACCCAGTACCAGAAATCAGCACCAGTCACATACATACTCCCCACAACCTGCCAGAAGTAATTTGAGCAATGCTTCTCAAGATCTGCTGCATTCTTTACGTTTGTCAAATAGAAGAAATGGGTTTTGCTGTTGGGTGCCTTTCCTTCATATCCTCCATTGGTTCCTATTCTTCCGTCTGGCGTGCAGCCGACATCATCGCCTAACTCAACAAACTCCTGATCGTTTCCGTATTTCTCAACAGTAAGGCCAGTGACTTCCATAAAATATTCTACTGCTTCTACCTCATGAGCATTTCCGTGCTCCATAGCTGCATTACTGAAATAATCACTTTCGGTTGTTAATGCTTCCACCGCTTTTTCCATCGCATAGGTTTCAGCTCCTTTAGGAAAATCAGCTTTAGATCTATAACCCATTAACCGATGAAACTCGGAAGCTGTAAATCGACCTCTTCTTTTTTGAAGCCATTGCTGGGTTTTACTTTCAAGAGAATCTAAGGCCTCGAAATCGAGACCTTTTGATTCTGTTGCTATCTGCTCTGCAATCTCTAGAAAATCCATTATCCTAGTTTTTCTACATCAAATAGCATGGTGCTACCGTCAGTTGATTTATTTTGTTTTTTCCCTTGATAGGTAATTTGAACTGGTGTCTTAGGATTTAGATTTTTGACTGCCTCAACTAGGGTCATTTGACCACTTAAGAAGCATTCTTTTTCACTCACGAAAACACCACACTTTACCAGCTCACCATCTTCACTTGGCACTTCTTTTAAGCCCATAAAAAAGGCACGTAAAGCTTGACCTTTGAGAGCGGCCCAATCATCTGCAGACTTGTATTTAAGATTAAGGCTGAACTGTGGCTCTAGGCTGTTAAGCTTGCCTAAACTTTCTGTGTCCGGAATAAGGAATGCTACCTCTGTTCCTGCTGCTTTTTTAACTTCTGATTCTGTTGACATTGTTTTAATATTAAATGGTTAATTATCTAGGCACCGCGATTCCTGCGAGCACCGTTTTTTTATTTTCAATTTTGAAAGCATCATAGCAATAGCTTCTGATCTGCTTTGCGAACTTCTCCGCCTTCTGACGGTAGTCTGGATCTGTTACTGGGAATAGAAGTGTTTTGCCTTCTTCCATTCGCTTATCGATAGTTACGTTGGCTGCTGTGAAGTACATTACTTGAGGTTTTTTACTCTGTTCCTAGAATCATTTACAAAGGCCTCGAAATTTTGAATTATCAAGTGAACTGTAGGGTGCGCTTCATCTAATGGCGAATCTGATATATTAAATGAATCTACCCAACCGTTAAGTTTTTCTCTAATTGGCTTCAACTCTTCCAATCGTTTTGCCTCAGCTTTTGCACGTTCTTTGGCTTCCTGTTCTGCCTTCTCAGCAGCAGCTTTTTCTTCAGCGGCTTTTCGTTCTGCTTCAATCTTAGCTACACGTTCAGCTTCGGCATCTGCAATACGCTTCTTTTCAACTTCAAGTTCTTCGCGTTCCTTCCGCAATTTTTCTTCTGCGGCCTCTCTCTCAGCTTTAGCTTTAGCTTCTTCCGCTTCTCGGGCCTCACGCTCTTTAGCTTCCTGTTCTGCTTTTGCTTTTGCTTCTTTTTCAGCCTGTGCACGAGCTTCAGCCTGTTGTTTTTCAAACGCTGCACGTTCTTCAGCAAGGCGTTCACGTTCAACACGAGCTTCTTCCTGCTCAGTTATGAATGCTACACGTTCGTCAAGTTGCTTTTCAAGAAGATTTTTCTTCTCAGCAAAATCCATTTCAAATTCTTCCAGTTCCTTTTCTGAAAACTCTTGCGCTTGGGTCTCAAAAGCGGTTCCTACATCTCCTCGCTGATCGAAAGTCATTTGAGATATTTTCTGCTTCCAACTCTGATAAAAGGCATCAATACCACTCAATATTTTATCCTTCCGCTCCTGCTCTATACGCTCCTTCTCTGCTTTTTCGGCTTCTTTAATCGCCTCATATCGGCGAACTTCATCCTGCTGTTTTTCTTCGTGAGGGAGTGTTATATCAATAAGCTCTTGTGAAGCTTCAGAAACCTTGGTTCTGAATGCCTTTAATTTTGATGCTATGGTTTTTTCTTGCTTTTGTACATCTGTACGTGCTGTTACCAAAGCGGTACGGGCTTTTTTAGCTTCCTCGTAGGTTGAGTTATCCTTGATTGCTACATAAGGATTGTCATTTACAATTGCCAATTGCTTTTCTCTCCATCCTTGTAATTCCGGTAGAAGATTTGCTTCTAAATTGTCAAGATCGATTACTTGAACTTCTGCTACTGCTGTACTCATTTTAAAATTGATTTTGGTTAAAAAACATTGATTCTGATACTCCGAACTCTGTATAAGGATCGCAGTATTCTAATTCGGGTTGATCTTCTTGCACTTCAAGTTTTTCAACCGTTTCATTCATTAATCGCTGTAAGGCCAGTCGTTGCTCTTGGGAAGGCTCCATCTGTTTCCAGCTGCTGCCGTAATTGTGACCGAAATCTTCTATGGTAACATTGTGACCGGTTACCATTTCTGCATAGAAGCTCATTTCGTATTGATTCAGTTTAGCGGTGAAGCCAACTGTTTCGAGATCTTTACCAGTGTCAAGCTTTGCTTTAGCTAGTAGGTTATTGAATATCGAATCCTTCATAGTTGAAAGAATAAGTAGACTGCGAACAGAAAAACCGCGAACGAGAAACCCATAATTACACCAAGTTGTTTACCGGCTGATTCTCCTAGGTTGTAGCTGTCTTCACTAAAGTCTTTTGGATCAATTTTAGGCTTGTTCATTTGTTTGGATTTTCAACTCTAAAAAGAGTTCGTTCATAAATTGCTGCTCGATTAGGCTAGATTCTTGAAAGCGCTTGCCGTTAACCAGCCATCTTCCGTTTTCCTTTTTTGCTTCTAACTTGAGCCCTTGAAAGTTTTTTGAATTGCTCACAGTAGTAAGCTGCGCGTTGTTGCTCATAAGACATTGTTTTTGGAGTATCTGCTTTCTCAGCCAGTAGAGCCTTTAGGTCTTCAACAGACAAATGGTCCTTTGCTATTTGCAGATACGGGTTCACTAGGCTAATAATTGAGATTTGTAAGAAGCTGAAACCAGACTTAATTTGCAGTCGGTTCCGGTCTTGGTAAATAGGTTCTTTTTGTGATGGTTTAGAGTTATAACAGTGATGTTTAAAGCATCAGCTATTTCATAATCAGTGCATCCTCTTGCCGACATATCTATGATCAGAAGATCTCTGCTGTTGAGTTCGGCACCGTTAATTCGTAGACTTTTATTTGCAAAAGCTAGAGAAGGGCAATTCTCAATGTGGCGGAAGTTTTCTGAAGGCTGAAGCTCTCCGTTTTTGATATCTGGTTGATGGTCCAATCCGCCCCACATATAGTATGTGTACAATTCAACTTTTCGTGTAGTGCTTAATTTTACACCTTCCTCTTTTTCAAGTATTCTGAAGAAGTTCTGAGCCGGCTTATCTTTGTAAAACTCATTAAGAATTAAAGCAAAATATGAGGCTTGCAGTTTTTTAAAAGGAAAGCATTTACCTCCCTGAAAAAATCTGACTGTCATATCTTTTTTGATCCCGACGAATTCTAAGTCTACTGGGTTCTTAAGATCTAACCCTGCAATAACCGCTTGTGGTAAGTTTCCGGTTGTAGTACTTTTGTGGTGCATAACTTGAAATTTTAATTGTGAATAATTGAGATTTATGTGTTGGCCTTGTAGTTACAGCTACAGGGCTTTTTTATGCGACTTGTAGCTTTTTAGCTAATTCAGCTTTTCTTTTTTCGCGCTTTTCATTTTCTTGGCGATAATGGTCCACACAATCAACTATGATGTCTTCAATTTTTGGCATATTTCTGTCACCATTTAGAACTTTAGAGAATGTATGTACCGTGTAATACTCACCTTTGCGATTTTTCAATTCTCTCTCTTGAGCGAAATCTGCTAACTTTTGAAGGAAACCGTGCCCTAGGGTCTCGGTAAATAAATTTTTTGTCTGAGGGTCTATCATAGCTATCTATTAATGCTTAAGACTAATATTTAAAGTATATTTGTCTCGTTGTGTTGTTTGTTTTGTCTAGCAAATATACAAACAATTCAAACTTATCAAACTATACAAATGTTAAAATTTGGAATAGTTGTTTAATTTTCCAAAAATACCAATTTTGACAAGGCTGGATTTAATATTAAAAGAGAAGAAGCTTAAGAAGTTATCTTGGGATAAGCTCGCTGAAAACCTTCCTGTTACCGGGGAAGCTTTAAGAATAGCATTTAAAAGAGGTAGCGTAGACGATGTTTACCTAAGTGCTATTGAAGCCGCTTTGAATATTTCAAAAGATGTTGATTCAAACAAAAAATCAAACATTTCAAATGATCTATTAAATACCAACGGAAACAAATTCACAGAAAAACCAGACGGTAGCTTTGACATTGAAGTAAGTCTAATACCATTTGAAGCTTACGCCAGTTACCTAGTTAGTGTAGAAGAAGCTACGGTTCATCAGGATTTTGAAAGAGTTGTTTTCAATGTGGATAGATATGGCCGCGGACATTACCAAGCATTCAAGATCAACGGTAATAGTATGAACGGGGGTAGTATTAATGACGTGCCAGATGGTGCCCTTGTATTAGGCAGGGAACTTGGCCGTCATTTATGGAAAGATGGATTTAGACCGGCAGATCATGGCTTTGTGATTCTTTCAAAAGAAAATATTTTTCATAAGGACATAATTGACTTTGATACCGAAACTGGAGATATAACATGTCAAAGTCGCAACAAAAGTCCTGAGTACACTGATTTTAAATTAAACTTAAACGACGTTTACCAAATATTTAGAGTAATAAAAAGACAGATGTAA